GAGGACCGCGTGTAAAGGTCATGCATTTCGGTCATGCATTTCGGTCATGCATTTGGTCATGCATTTCGGTCATGCATTCGGTCATGCATTTAATGCATTGAGTTCGGCAATGAGCGCATCGTATATCCGTTGTTCTGTTATCGCCTCGCGGATTTTGATGCAGCGCAACTGGTTGGAGGTGCAACCGCGTTCCATGATGTCGTGCACTTGCAGTTCCAATGCATCCAACGCTGCATCGGTCAAGTCGGGGTGCACTCTCCGATTTTCGGATTCAGGATCCGAAATGATGGTCCGCATAATCCGTGCAAAATGTTCCCGATTTTCTCTCTGTTTGTTATGCATATGTTCCAATTCAGTTGCATAGGCGCGCTGCAACGGGTCTTCTGCTTGTTCTGCTTGTTCTGCTTGTTCTGCTTGTTCTGCTTGTTCTGATTGTTCTGCTTGTTGCATTTGCTGCAATTCGTTCAAGATGCGCGCTCGCAGGGTTGCAATGCGCATGTAAAATCGGGCCAAATTCCGAGCGGCGTCTGCCTTGTTGGACGGCATGTCGCGCAGTTCGTCCATGCTCATCGTGCCGTTGAACCCCTTTTTCAACCGCATGTGCATTTGAATGGGGTTGCAATTGCGACGTAAGAGCGCGTCCACAATGATGTCCTCCTCCGTATCGGGATCCAGTAAATCCAGTTCTGTTTCAAACTCGCGCATTAATGCTTAGTAATGCTTATTAATGCTTAGTAATGCTTATTAATACTTATTTATTATTTTTATTGTTGAAATTTTTATTTAATTATTATTTTTATTGTTGCAATTATTATTTAATTATTATTCGGTGCCAAATAATAATAAATTTAAAAATTGAATTAAACACATGCCAACAAAGCATGGTTAGACATCATCATACACCGACAACCGTAGATTCAATATGAATCGGATGAATTCAGCAAGGACCCACAAAAATAAAAATAGGGCCGTTACTGGGGAGCAGCGCTTGAATAAAACCGAATTGTGGACGAAATTGGAGTCGCTGATGATGGAGGACGACCCCTTGAACGGTCGCGGCGCGGACGTGGAATGCGTGTACAACCAGTCGTCAAGCAATCGCGAGGTGTGTGACGTGTGCCAGTCCAACTTGGTGATTACGGAAGAGGGGTTTGCCACGTGCACGAATCCAAACTGCAGCATCATCTACAAGGACGTGCTGGATCACTCGGCGGAATGGCGGTTTTACGGCGCGGATGACAACCAAATGACGGACCCCACGCGGTGCGGCATGCCGGTGAACCCGCTGTTGCTGCAGTCATCCTACGGCTGCAAAGTGCTGTGTGAAGGCGCCTCCAGCTATGAAATGCGAAAAATCCGGCGATACACGGAGTGGCAGTCCATGCCGTACTCTGAAAAGGCGCTGTACGATGAATTTGAGCGCATAAAAAACACGGCATCCAATGCCGGCATTCCAAAAATGATCATTGACTGTGCCCTGCGGTACCATAAGAAAATTTCGGAACACAAGACGTTCCGAGGGCAAAACCGCGACGGCATCATTTCGGCATCCATTTATGTGTCGTGTCGCATGAATGAATGCCCGCGCACTCCGAAAGAAATTGCAACCATTTTCCACTTGAACAACAAAAGTGCCACCAAGGGGTGCAAGCATGCGCTGGCCATCATCAACGAACTGGAGTGCAATTTGGACAATTCGGAAAAGACGAATTTTGAAAAGACGAACCCGAACGCATTCATTGAGAGGTACTGCAGTCCGTTGAACATGAACATTGAACTGACGAAGCTGTGCATATTTGTTGCCATGTGCATTGAACAAAACAATTTGATTCCGGAGAATACGCCGCACGCGATTGCAGCGGGCATCATTTACTTTGTGGCGCAAGTGTGCAACTTGAACATTACCAAAAAGGACGTGAATCGGATCAGTCAAATCAGCGAAGTCACCATAAACAAGTGTTTCAAGAAGCTGGAATCAATTAAGACGCAGTTGATCCCTCCGTGCATCATTGAAAAGTATTCGGTTGCATCATGAAATTAATATGACGGTTCAAATATATTTGATTAATATTTTTTTTTTGCTGCTGATTGCTGCTGATGTCCGAGTCTACCGTGCCAGTGCCTGAAATCGTGTTCATTGTGCCTTACCGCAATCGCGAGGAACACAAGACGTTTTTCACAGTGTACATGAAGTTCCTGCTGGAAGACATGCCGCCGGAAAAGTACCGCATTTACTTTGTGCACCAGTGCGACGCTCGCCCGTTCAATCGCGGCGCCATGAAAAACATTGGGTTCCTGGCGATTCGGGCCATGTATCCCGCCGAATACAAGAACATCACGCTGGTGTTTCACGACGTGGACAATCTGCCGTACACGAAGGGGCTGCTGAATTATGAAACTCGGCCGGGCGTGGTGAAGCACTTTTTCGGCTTTACATTTACGCTGGGGGGGATTGTGTCCATTAAGGCGGGAGACTTTGAACGCACGGGCGGGTATCCGAATTTCTGGGCGTGGGGGAGCGAGGACAACTGCTTCAACCAGCGCGTCATTGATGCGCGGCTGTACATTGACCGCAGCAATTTTTTCCCGAGTGGGCATCGCTCCATGCTGCAGTTTGTGGACGGGCTCATTAAAATGATTAACCGGAAGGAAACGTCGGCAGCCATGTATCGCACGTGCACCGACTCGTATGCAACCATCCGAAACTTGACCTACCATTTCAAGGACGAGTACATCAACGTGACGACGTTTGACACGCCGCAAAACCCGGCCAACTTGCGTTTTGAAGAATACGACATTGTTAAAAACAACGGCATCAACCGCGTTCCCGTTGTAGGAGTGCCGCAAATGGCAAACATGGGCTTCCGACGGCGTTAATGAACAGTGCATCCCGATAAAATTTTATATACTACAAAATATATAGACAACACGCGCACGCACACACACATTAGAAGCAAAGCATGTCAATCATTCGTCGCATTTTGGGCGATTTTCGCCACTTGTGCAAACCCGCCATGGTGTATTTAGCCATTTCCGTTGTGGCGCTCGTCGCCATCGCGTATCAAAACATGGGCATGAACAACATGTACTGCATGGGCAATTTTTCGTGTTACGTTCCCAGCACTGCCGCGGTGATCTTTAGCGAAGCGCTCTACATTCTGTTTTGGACGTGGATTCTGCACCTCATGTGTCGCACCGGGTACGCCTCCATTTCCTGGTTCATGGTGGTGTTCCCGCTCGTGCTGTTTTTTGTGCTGATTGGGCTCATGATGCTGGCATCGCGCAGTTTGACGCAGTCCGGACGGGTTCCGAGAATGCAGCCCATTGAGCGCCGCGACGTTGATAACTTTGAACCCCTGTTTCCGCCCGGACCGCCCATGCGCGAGGGATACATGTTCCGAACCTTGAACGACCCATATGAACCCCCTTTTCAAGCACTATAGATGTTGTCTAATGTCTAATGTCATTTAGCAGCCACGGCTGCGCACACAAATTTGTGTTTATTCACGAAACAAATAATAAACACAAATAGTAGATAAACTATACACAAATCTGCGCGCACGGAAACACGAACGGATGTCAAACGCAACAAACGCAACGAAAGCAGCGAAGGTAATGGCAAGACCCCGGTCCAACGACGAGAACGAGCTCATTGCGGAGGCGGTCAAAACCGCGGAAGAGACGCTGTCGTGGAGCATCATTGACCGATATTTTAAGGACAACCCCAACGTGCTGGTGCGTCACCATTTGGAGTCTTACAACGACTTTCTCAGCAACGGCATTGCGCGCATCATGAAAGACCGGAACCCAATCATTTTGGAGAAGGATGAGAACAAGGAAACGGGGAAATACAATACCGTGATTGAAATATATTTCGGCGGGGTGCAGGGCGACCGCATAGCATTTAGCAAGCCGATCATTTACGACGAAGTCACCGAAGAAACCACAGCAGAAAAAGAAAAAGAAAAAGAAAAATCCAGGGCGCACTTCATGTACCCGAACGAGGCGCGCCTGCGCAACATGACGTACGGCATGACCATCCACTGCGACGTGGACGTGGTGTACCGCGTGTTTGACCCGGCGCAGAACGCGGTGCTGAACGAGCGCTTGGAACTCAAGCAGCTCAGCCTGGGACGGTTCCCCATCATGCTGCAGTCCAACGCCTGCATTTTGAACGGCTTGACGCCGGAAGCGCGGTTTTATGCGGGGGAGTGCCGCAACGACTACGGCGGCTACTTCATCGTGGACGGCAAAGAAAAGTGCATCGTGTCGCAGGAGAAGTTTGCCGACAACATGATTTACATCCGGTCCAATGCGGACGACCCCGACGCGGTTTACAGTCACAGCGCGGAGGTTCGCACCGTGTCGGAGGACCCCTCCAAGCCCGAGCGCAAAATGGCGGTCAAAATGGTGGCGCCGGATGCCAAGTACGCCAATCGGCAAATCGTGGTGGACATTCCGAACGTGCGGAAACCGATGCCGCTGTTCATTGTGATGCGCGCGCTGGGCGTGATCAGCGACCGCGACATTGTGGAGAGATGTTTACTGAATCTGGACGCAAACGCAGCGATGGTGGACTTGTTCATTCCGTGCGTGCACGACGCGTGCGAGGTGTTCACGCAAGCCACCGCCCTCAAATTCATCGCCACCTTCACCAAAGAGAAAACGGTGGCGCAAGTGCAGAACATTTTGATGAACTACTTCCTGCCGCAAATTGGCGAGCTGAACTTCGGCGCCAAGGCGTACTTCCTGGGGTACATGGTGTACAAAATGCTGCTGGTTTCCACGGGGGTGGAGCGTGCCACGGACCGCGACAGTTTCAAGTACAAGCGCGTGGAGGTGCCGGGGGCGCTCATGTTCAACTTGTTCCGCACGTACTACAACGCGCACGTGGACAATGTGCGGCTGAAGCTGGACAAGAAGATCAAGTACGGGCGCGACCGCAACGAGTTTGTCGGGACGGCGGTCATGCAGGTCATCACCGCCGACAACTACAACGAAATTTTCGGCGAGCGCCTGATTGAAGCGGGCTTCAAGAAGTCGTTCAAGGGCAAGTGGGCGGCCACAGTCCAAACGGAGGACAAGTCCAAGCTGTACAAGGGCACCATCGGCGCAACGGAGGGGACGGAGGTGGAGGGCATCGTGCAGGACTTGAACCGCTTGTCGTACAATTCCTTCATCTCGCACCTGCGCAAGTTGAATCTGCCGATGGACGCCAGCGCCAAAGTGACCGGACCGCGCCAGCTGCACGGGTCGCAGTGGGGCGTGATTGACCCCGCCGACAGCCCCGACGGCGGCAACATCGGCCTGCAAAAGCACCTCGCGATTTCGGCGTACGTGACGAAACCGTGCTCGGCGCAGCCCATCATTCGGTGGCTGCGCGAAATTGTGTACATGGAGCTGCTGGAGGAGTGCGAGCCGAAGTACTTGCACCAGCTGACCAAGGTGTTTGTGAACGGGGCGTGGGTGGGCGCGCTCGGCAATCCGCGCGAGGTGATGCGGCTGTTTTTACTGTATCGGCGCAACGCGCTCATTCCCATTTACACGAGCGGGCGCTGGGACATTGCCCACAACGAGCTGCAGATCTTCACGGACGGCGGGCGCCTGTGTCGCCCCGTGTTTTATTACGACCAGGACGGGCGCCGACCCAGCTACGCCCGTCGCGAAGTGATTGAAACGTTGAAGGGCGGCAACTACGTGTGGGACCAATTGATCACCGGGTTCGCCGCCAAGAGCGTGCCCGCGTTGGACCCTTGCCGCATTTACGCGTTGGACGAACTGTACGCGGGGGCGGCCGATTTTGCCGCGCTGGCGGGCAGTCAATCCATCATTGAGTACCTGGACACGAACGAGACGGAGGGCGCGCTGATTGCCATGTTTCCGCGCGACGTGGTGCCGGGGAAAACCACGCACGTGGAAATTCACCCGTCGCTCATTTTCGGCGTCATGGGCAACCAGATCGTGTTCCCGGAAAACAACCCGTCGTCGCGCAACAACTTTTCGTGCGGGCAGGGCAAGCAAGCCGTGTCGCTGTATTCCTCCAACTACGCATCGCGCATTGACAAGATGGGCGTGGTCCTGAACTACGGCCAGGTGCCGCTGGTGAAGAGCCGCTACATGAAGTACATCAACAACGAGCAGCACCCCTACGGCGAGAACGCCATCGTGGCCATCATGTGCTACAACGGCTACAACGTGGAGGACTCCATCCTGTTCAACGAGGGGTCGCTCAAGCGCGGCCTCTTTCGCACCACGTACTACAACATGTACGAGACGCGCGAAGAGGAGGAGCGCACCTACGACAAGCGCATCTGCAACGTGCAGGCGCAGCCCACCGTGCGCGGGCTGAAACCGGGCGGCGACTACAGCGAACTGGACCGCTACGGCTTGATCAAGGAAAATGTGGAAATGGATGATAAGAAGGCGGTGATTGGACGCGTGACGGAGCAGTGGATAAGCGGAGGCATAAGCGGCAGCGGAGGCATAAGCGGCAGCGGAGGCATAAGCGGTGACGAACCGCAACTAGAAGACGACAGCGTGTTCCCGAAGAAGGGGCAGCTGGGCGTGGTGGACCGCACGTTCATCACGGACGAGGCGTCGGGCAAGCGGCTGGCCAAAGTGCGCATTCGCGAGGAGCGCATGCCGGGCATCGGCGACAAGTTCTGCTCGCGGGCTGGGCAGAAGGGCACGGTGGGGCTGATCATACCGGAGGCCGACATGCCGTTCACGGAAGACGGCACGCGCCCGGACTTGATCATAAACCCGCACGCGCTCCCCACGCGCATGACGATCGGGCAGCTGGTGGAGACGCTGATGGGCAAGGCGTGCGTGCTACAAGGCGGGTTTGGCGACTGCACCGCGTTCGTGAACCACGGGTCCAAGCACCACGTGTTCGGCAAGATACTGACGGAGCTGGGGTACCATGCGAGCGGCACCCAGTTGCTTTATAACGGCATGACGGGCGAGCGCATGGAGAGCCAGATTTTCATCGGGCCCACGTACTACATGCGCCTGAAGCACATGGTGAAGGACAAAATCAATTACCGCACGCGCGGTCCGCGCACCGTTTTAACGCGGCAGACGGTTCAAGGGCGCGCCAACGACGGTGGCTTGCGCATCGGCGAGATGGAGCGCGACGGCGTGATTGCGCACGGGGCGGCGTACTTTTTGCGGCAGTCCATGCTGGAGCGCGGGGACGAGTACTACATGGCGGTGTGCAACAAGTCGGGCATGATTGCCATTTACAACCCGGCGAAGAACTTGTTCATGAGCCCGATGGCGGACGGGCCGATCCACTTTGCGGACACGCTGTCGTCGGCCGACAACCAGGCGCTCAACATTGAGAACATGACGCGGTTCGGGCGCAGCTTCAGCGTGGTGCGCGTGCCGTACGCGTTCAAGCTGCTCATGCAAGAGCTGCAGACCATGAACGTGCAAATGCGCGTGCTGACGGAGGACAACATTGACCAAATTGCGTCCATGTCGTTTTCCACGACGACGTTGAAGCTGGGCGGCGCGGCGAACTTGATTCGCGAGAACAAGGCGGCAGTGGGCATAAACAAGGTGCCCAAAATGGAAAGTTCGGCGAAAGCGGACAACCGCCCCGCGCTGCGTCCCGCCAACGAAGGGGACCAAGAAGACCAAGACCCGAGCAAGGTGGCGGAGTCGCTGGGCTGGGAGTTTGTGAATTTTGAAGCCAGCGGCGGCGAGATTTACCAGTCGCTGGTTCGGAACGAGCGCGGGGCGCCCACGCAGATGTGGTCGGTGCAGCAGCACGGGGGCAAGTATCCCACGGAGCATCCGGCCGGCTGGAACGCGCAGATGCTGTATTACAATGACGGCGTGCCCATTAAGGCGGATGCGGTGATTGATTTGCTGAAGCGCATGCCGTATGCCAACAATTTTGCGCTGGCGGTGCAAGACATTCGGGACGAACAAGCTTTAAGCGAAGCAAAGTCGGACATTGAAGTGGTGGATTTGACGAATGTTGCATTGTCGCCGGAATATGAACCCATGTCGCCGATTCCAATGCAACCTCAAGGGAACCGGAACCAACCGCAACAACAGCAACCTCAACAACAACAACAACAACACCAACAACAACAACAACAACAACCATCACAAATGACGATGCAATCGCAATCCCCGATGATGCAGCCGATGATGCAGCCGATGATGCAGCCGATGATGCAGCCGATGATGCAGCCGATGATGATGATGCAATCCCCGATGATGCAACCCATGATTTTACCACAACAATCACAACCATCACAACAATCACAAACAACCACAACCGGTGCAAACGCGGGTGAATTGATTAAGGAACAATTAGCTTCCATCAGCAGCAACAGTAACAGTAACAGTAACAGCAGTTCTGGATCCATCTTGGACATGGAGCCGGAAAAACCAGCCTCTGAAAAATCACAAGATTCCTCTAATGATAAAGGTGAAAGCAAGCGTGTCATTAAATTGGGATAGACACACGAACGATTGTGAAGAAAAAATATTATATGTGTGTAATGCATAATAATCGCATAAACAATGCTGAACAAGTATTTGGTTGAGTTTTTAGGAACTCTGTTTTTCATTTATATCATTTTGGCGACGGGCAACGCCATTGCCATTGGTGCTGCACTTGCAATTGCAATCATGGTGGGTGGTGCCATTTCCGGTGGCATGTTCAACCCGGCTGTGTCCATTGCCATGGTTGCGGCTGGCAAGATGTCATCCAGCGATTTGGTGCCCTACATCCTGGCTCAAGTGGCGGGTGGATTGGTTGCACTGGAACTGTTTAAGCGCGTCAAATTGTGAAATACCATTCATTGGTTTTAAAAAAATTATATATGTCTAGTAATGTATATAATTTGCAATGACAACACGTAAGAGCAAAGGCAAAGGCAAACGTAACGGGCGTACGAAACGGGGAGGATTTTTGGGTAAACTGTTTAAAAAATCATATTCATGGTTTGGAAACAATTCCGAATCAACCGAAAAAGAAAAAGATTCTTCTGCTTCTGCTTCTGCTTCTGCTTCTGCTTCTGCTTCTGATTCAGGAACAGGGGTTAAAGGATGGTTATCTGGTTTATGGAATCAAATCAAACCACCTCCCACTCCATCCGTGCAACCTGTAATTCCCGGAAGACCACCACAACAATCATCAGCCTCTTCGCTTTCATCAGCCGCTTCGCTTTCATCAACACAATCACCACAACAATCATCAGCCTCTTCGCTTCCATCAGCCGCTTCGCTTTCACCACAACAACAATCACAAGTAATAACACCATCATCACAAAAACCTCAAGTAATAACACCATCATCACCATCATCACAAACACAACCTCAAATGCAACCACAAGCACCAGTAACAGCAGCAGCAGCAGGAGGAAAGCGCCGTCGCAATCGCGTTAGCGCAAAAAAACGCAAATGAATGATTGGGTTTGGTTTCATTTGCTCGCGCGTTTGGTAAGGCCGTACAAAATCACCAGGCACAAAAATCCCAGCATCATGTAATACAAGCTGGACAGCGTGCCATCGGGAATGCTGCCCATGCGTTTTGTGCACGGTTTGCGCATTCCGCGCCGTCGTCGTTGCGTGAAAGCCTCTATTTCCGTGTCCCCAGATATCGGATTGGTTTTGTCCGGAAACCAAGATGCCGGCATGTTTTCAATGTCAATTGTTGCCACGTAGTTGGTGGCCGACGACACGTTGTTGTTGGCATCAATCGTTTCCAGCGTGACGCTTTGGCAGTCCGGAGTGGACCCCAGTTGAAACGACTGAAACAGCGCCAACGGGTTAATATTGGCAGCATTTGACATGGTTCCGGGAATCAACCCTTCAAAGTTGGTGAACTGCACCCCGCCCAATCCGGATGAAATGAAGGGGATGTTGCCATCGGGCACGTTGTTGACATAGCTGTAGCGGTCCACGATGCTGCCATTGGTGGAATCGTTGCTCACCACTTTGCACTTGGCCCCCGTCTTCAAAAAAAACTTGTTGCCCAGGGGTTTGCCGGTGGCGGATGCGGCCCCCCCTCCGGAAACCATTAGGTCCACGTACGCCATCAGCGCCTTTATGTCGTTTGCTAAATTGTCAAACCCGCCGTCACTTGACACTCCAAGTTGGGTCGGGGTTTTGATTTGCTTAAAATACTGATAATCAGGGCCCAGCATTTCTTCTTCCAGATCGTTCAAATTGCCCATGACATCTTGAAATAAATTGGACATGGATTCGTGTTTTTGTATGTATATTATATTACACACACACAATAAAAAAACAATAACAATGGTTTCAACTTATGAACAATGGATGAATGCGTACCCACAAGTGCTTTTTGTTGCACTGATCATTTTGTGCAGGATACACAAGGTTTCATACATTTATGCATTGGGATACCTGTTAAACACCCTAGTGAATTGCGGTTTGAAACTGTTTTTTCACGGCACGATTGGGTCTGCTGGAAACCGTCCCGTTCCTTACCGTTCTCCGACTCCGTTCAACATTGGCTTCATTGATTGCGCAAACCGGTACGGGTTTCCATCCGGTCATGCGCAGTCGGTTGGATACGCCGTGGCATTTGCGCACCAGGTTCTGCCTTGGAGATCATGGCATCCGGCATGGGTGCTTGCAGGCGTGTTGGTGGCGGCATGGTTGATGTGGACGCGGGTTGCATTTCGGCGACACACGGTGACCCAGGTGCTGTTCGGTTTTGCATTCGGGGGTGCATGGTTTGCGGCATTTCAACAAATCTTAAGACATGTTGATGTTCGGAATCTTGGTTTTTGAGGGGTCGTCGGCATTGACGTTGGCGTGCGTCAGGGTGTTGGTTTGACTGGGAGTGTCGCTCATTGTTTTTAGCAGCGTGTGCGAGTTTCCATTGATCCGATTGGTTTGGTCGTCCACGCCTTGCTTCAATTGGTCATACATGCTTTGCAATACATCGGTTTGCTTCTTAATGTTTACCACTTCTGGGTCCATGCCTGTGTCGGCATCAGATGTTGCGTTTGCATTCGCGTTTGCATTCGCGTTGTCATTCGCGTTGTCCGTGGTCATGCCTTCTAACAGCGAAGGCGGCAACCCATGTTTGATTCGTCGGTAAAGCACAATGAGTGTAATCCCCAGCAAAATGCAGAGCACCACGATGACGGTCTCACTGGATACCAAGTTGCAAATGTCATCCGGGATGAAAAACAACACGGAATGCATGGAAAAAGACTTCATGTTATGTTATGGTATTGATAATGGAACGAGATACATTATCAACACATTATATTCAAAGAAGCGCAAACGCCACCCCGGTTTCAATTACTTACTGTCTACTGTCTACTGTCTACTGTCTACTGTCTACTGTCTGCTTTTTGCATTGGCCAATTTGGTCTGCATGTTGGTTTGCGACTGCACCACTTTTTGAATGCTATTTGTGTTGTTCTGAATGCCAGTCTCGTTTTTTAGCATTTGAGTTTTCAGGGTTTGCGCCGTTTGCATGAGCGTTGCGATTTGCCCTTTTAAAATTGCGATTTCGGCCGTGTTTTCATCCACTTGCACTTGCGATGGTGTAACTGCCTTTTCGGCAGTGGCAGGCGCAGCAGTGGCAGGCGCAGCAGTGGCAGTGGCAGGCGCAGCAGTGGGGTCTAAACCTTCCACCACGGTGGATTTAGAATAAATCAGCGCATGCAGCAGGAGCCCGGCAAAAAACAAGATGAAGAACCAATGAATCACGGAATGCAGGTGCATGGAATGGAATGGAGAGACAAAATGCAATAATATAATATCTGCGACTTAATATATATTGAATATTATTTAATAAGCGCATCATTTTCATTAGGCAACACAATGCCCATAACCATATCTGACGGCATTGGTTGGCGTCATTCCAACAGCTTGATCACCACCAAGAAGGTGCACTACCCCACTAAAACGGCGCTCACCACCACGAATCAAGTGGTTCCGGGGTTTAGTCGCCCCAACGAGAACGGCGCATTATTGAACGTGCCGATCGGTGCGGAACGAGATTCGGCTGCCAGCGAATTCAGCGGACCCGCAAGAAGGGCTCGCCCCATGAAGCATTGGCGCCGCAAGTTGCAACCCGCTCCCAACAGCGGCCGCAGTGTGAATTCCGTGTCGCTCGTCATTGACACGCCCGGCGGCACCACAAAGTCGGGCAACGGCGCGTCGTGTGACTGTTCAACCACGGAAGCCAATTCGGTGGCAAAATTTGATGAAAAAATGCTGAAAATACCGTCACAAGCCTGCCAGCCGTGCGACCGGGTGGAAAACAAGGGCTTCGTGCAGGTCGGCAATCCAGCCGATCCCAACAGCTACCAGATTCAGACGGGGCTCTACAACACAAAGTACATTGGGGTGTGTCCGGCCAACAACGTCATTAAATCGGCGACTACGCTCCTGAGCAAGGCGTATTACAGCGACACCCGGGCGTATCTGCAGTCGCGCTGCAAGCGGTGCAATATAACAAAACAAAAAATGCAAAAATAGCTACATTTATAAATAGCATAAATACCCATTTATAAATATTTATTTAAATACATATACTAATAAATGTCTCAAAATCCATCAAGGATAAATGCCCCACTTAATTTCAGAACAACGAATGCTCTTATCACAACAAAGGTTCCACATTATCCTACAAAGGACGACACAGGAACACAAATTGTGCCGGGATGGAATCGTCCTAACGCAAATGGAATAAACTCAAATATAAGTAGTAGTGATTATAATGGTCCCAATTTTAAAGCAAGGCCATTAAAACACTGGCGACGTCAGTTGCGAAGTTATAATAGTTCTGATCCATGTGCATCCAGTTTAAATGTGTGGTCAAAAACGCAATCAAATCTAGATCCAGGCAGTTCTTTTTTATTTGTTTCTGCAAGTAGCGACGGAACAAAAGCAGTTGGAGGAGGAGGAGGACTCTCATTAAAAGGTTTATGGTACACTACTGATAGTGGAAAAACATGGAATCAATCAAAATATTCAAATGGATTAAGTATAAATACAGATACTTTTAATGTTTCTATGAGCAGTGATGGAACATATGCAGTAGCAGGATACTATGCGTCATTTGTTCCATTAGATATATTGTATAGTAGTGATAGTGGACAAACGTGGAGACAATCTAACAGTGGTAGTAATTTATATCAATATGTTTGCATTAGCGGTGATGGTAACACAGCAATTGCAGGTAGTAGCAGCAATGGTTATGGTATATCTTATAGTAGCGATTATGGACAAAATTGGAATGCATCAAATTTTACCGCTCCATTTCAATCTCTAACATTTACCAATGTTTCTATAAGTTATGACGGAAAAAATGCTATTGCAATTCAAACTAATAATGATGTTCCTAGTCCTACTACTGAATATAAATTATGGCATAGCACAAACTCCGGACAAAACTGGTTTATATCTACAACTTCACCGCCGATTTTAACAACAACTGTTATAAATCATATTTCTATAAGTAAATATGGATTAAAAGCAATCGCAGCAACATCCGGACAAGGACTATATTATAGCACGGATGGTGGGGTTAGTTTTACACAGTCAAATAATACCAATGGTACCTTTTATTATACGTCTTTAAGCGATAATGGGTTACAAGCAATTGCGTGCGGAGATGGCGGTATATGGTACAGTAACAATGGTGGGCAAACATGGATTAATGGGACAACAAAACCTAGTTATAATGCTGTTATAAGTGGAGATGGAAAAAAAGCAATTGCTGGAATTGTTGGGTCGGTACCTGGATCGGGTTTATTGTATAGTATTAATGGCGGAGCATATTGGAATCAGGTATCAACAAATACATCCGGTAGTTTTTCAAGTACTAAAAATTTGAATAATATAGTTATAAATAACAATGGTACAAGAGCAATTGCCGGTGGTGTAGGAAGTGGTCCTTTAAGTGGACTTAATGGTATGTGGTATAGTATTTGCACAGCAGACTATTATAATTATATTAAATTTACTTCAAATAGAACAGTAACTATTTCAGAATTAGAACGACCAGGTGTAACAGTTTATCATTACAACCCAGTATGTGAATGTGGCGATGAAGGTGGGAATTCATACATTGTAGCAAATAATAAGTTTGTTTACAAAACAAAAGTGAACCAGTTTTCGGACCCGCAAACTGACGTAAAAATTCAAAACAATGGATTCAATGCTGTGCCGCATGATGCGACAAGGCAAATGATAAACGATCCAACAAACCCTGCATATGAAGTATTGACGGGAGTTTACAATACGAATTGCATAAACTGTTCTCCACAGAATAATGTTATTAAACCCTCTATCGCATTTATTAGTCAAGCATATTTTGCTGACAGTCGTGCAAAACAACAATCTAGGTGTCAAACTTATGAACAAAATATTTCAACTAATCGGGTGGACGGCATACAATACTTTAATAATAATCAACCATTATGGCCGGATAATTCGCCGCTAGGGCCACAAGTTGTGGCTCCAGTTAATTATACACCATCCAGATTGTATGATAAGCCATGTTTATCGCAAACAATATATAAGCCGAATAATGTTGCATTTGCAAAACAAGGCGCGGTATCTGGATCAACGCGTATTACCAAATTAGTATCTGATACAATGACAATAAATGGCAACTCTTTTTATAGTGCGGCTGCGGCGGTATCGGCAAATTTTGGTAGATATCAAGGCACAAACACATCGGGCAACTATTATGTAAAAAAAGGTAACGTACAGTGTAGTTGTTGAATTTCTCTCTGATTGAAGGTTTCAAGAATCAGAATTTGCCTTGAGGAGGGATCAATGCGTGGTCAACTGCACGCCTGTTGCTGCAATGTTTTCATGGTTGCATTTTGTAAAACGAGAGAATTTCACAATTAAAAAAAAAACAAGAATGGACACGGTCATGTTGTAAACCGCACGCGTTTTACAGCATTTGGAAATAACAACTTGTCTATCGTGGTGCGCACGCAGAACAGGCGGTGCAAGATGATGCCGAACAGGAACAGACCGACTGCGGTCCATGCAAACGAGGCGCGCGCAAAATAAGCGATGGCGTACGCGCCCAGCAGCGTCATGATGACGTCCACAATAGCAAGGCCGCCAAGCCGAATGGAATGGGCGCCCTTGCCGGGAACGCCGAGCGCATTGCGGTACTTGCATAAATTAAATGATGATGACGTTGACATTGAAGCAAAAAAAGTAATTAAATATTATACACGTTGTGTATATAATATTTAGAGTGCTTGCAGGATGTCATCATCGGACCGAACGAAGGCAGAGCGTCAAGCGCAGGTGAAACCCATTCTGGAAAAGTTGACCGAGCTGAAGCTGCATGCGTCCAAATTCGCTGCCGTAAAGGCGCTCCTGGTGCAAATCCAGGACTACGTTAAAAACGGCGAACCGCAACAAATCAACATTGTGTTTCCTGAATTTGGTCGGCGCATCAAGGGTACCCTGGAGACCAACCGATATGTGGAATCCAGCGTCAAACTTTCAGAAAACCTACGGTTTTCCGAACCTTTCCCTTCAACTGCTCGGCACGACGAGAAACCGTAGTTCCCCCCGATAAGGGAAAGGTTCGGAAAACCGTAGGTTTTCTGAGGAGGAGGGTTTACGGGAACCTTGGTTCCCGTTTTAGTACACAATGTGCTCGTCAATCCATTTTTTCAGCTGAATGCAGGTGGGCTCCATCATTTTGTTCAGTCCCTCCGCATACGCTTGATAGTGGGACTCGTTGTCTCGGATTAGAATCAGCGCATTGTAGATGATGTTTTGCAGTTCGGGTGTGTAAATGTCCACAATGGTGATGAAAATGTCATCCACTGTGTTGTTTGTGCTCGCCATTTCGGAAGCGGCGTCATCCTCCACGGGCTTCATTCGGTATGGTCGTGTATTTGTGCTGGGTGTGTGGGTTTGCAGGGTCATGATGTCCGGAGAAAGTTGGTCGTCCAGGATGTATTTGTACATGGTGAGCGTTTGCAAGATGTGCGGCTTGTCGGTTTGCCCGTAAGTTCGTATGAGCTTATTTATGCCGGTTTTTGCCAGATCGGTGAGCAGCATGTGCAACCGGTGCTGCACCGAGCCGTCGTCGTGCTTGAAGTGCGCGTAAAATTTCTTGAAGCGGTGAAACACGTTGAACAAAAAGTAGAGGTCTTCTTTGGTGTCGTTGTTGTACCACCGCAGCATGGACTGCGAGTACGTGGGGGGCTGCAGCGTCAAAATGTTGGTTTGGATCGTGATTTTGGTTCCCACCGGATAAAACGAGAGCAGCGCGATTTGCAGAATGGCCTGCAGCGGCTCCAAAATGGTTTCAAATCTCTCCTTTTTTCGGCGGGAATAAACGGTTTTGTACAAAATCTGAAGAGTGGACTGCATTATCACAATAATTGCGACAGGAATTACGACAGGAATTATTGCAATAATATAACTGTTGTTTTTATATTATTTTTCATGCAGACACAAGTCACACTCCCTCCCCCCTCCGTGTTTCAGTTATTCAAGAAAATGTTGTTGGATTGGGTGATTCGGTTGTAAGGGATGCCGTGCTTGTCGCACCAGCTCATGCACTTTCCAATGTGGGTCCGTTTCATGAATTCCAGTTTGTCGGGATGCCCCTTGCTCAAAATGAGGTTGATGGTTGAATTGATGGTTTCCATTTGTTGCTGGCCAATCATGGCGTTGCACTCCTCCATCCGGTTCAAAAAATGCAGGTCGTGCTCCATCGGCAGCAGCGACGCAATGACGGCATCGGAGGGAACTTCCTCCAACTGCTTGAACATTGCCAACAACTGCGGCAGCATTGCCGCCGTGGACGCCGGCTTGAAGTGCTTGCACACAAGGTAGCGTTCCGAATTTGCGTACCGACTGGTGCACGGTTTGGACACAAACACGTCCCTGTAAAAATTGCACAGCACGTAAATCACGTCAATGGTGGCCTTGGTGAAGGTGTCGAACATTTTCAACACGAAATGACCCCCCTGCTTTTGCAGCGCCAGCGCAAACCCCAGTTCCGCAATGAGAAGGGGCAGCACCATTGTTTCCTGATTGTTGAAGTCGCACGAAAAATCAAACCCGCCATCCGCGGTGATCAAATCGCACGAGTTTTGGTGCAAGTTCACGCAGTGGTTGAAATTGGCGGCAGATATGATGTTTCCGGTGCCGTCTGCGCCGGTTTCAATGCGCACGCGGTTGCGATGCGTGTCCAAAAACCCCTTGCTTTTTTTCCACCCAGGGCATGATGCGTCTTGATTCAACAGCGTCATTCCGTGATGCACGTCATCCAACGGCTGCGGCGAAGCCTTGGACCGAATGTGAATGATGGCTTCAATGAAGCCACCCGGCCCCTCTGCCAAATGGAACGATTTCATTGTCGGGGGGTCGTTTGCCGGACCAAAAAACGAGGCATGGAGCTCAATCATTTTGTAGAAGGACCGCGACAACGGGCGCAGTTTGCTGACCGTGTAAATTTTGGAGTTGGGTATCGCGGTGTGGATGAATTCAAACGGGTTTGTGCATTTTTTAACGGTGTCCCAGGCCTCCTCGCTGCACTCCTTGATTTGCTCCTTCATTTCGCACAAATACATGTGGAGCGTGTGCGATATCAACTGCTTGGGCTTGGGTTTATCGTTCGTGAAGGTGATTTCAAACACGGGGTCCGGGTCCTCCTCCTGATCCGGATTATGATCAACCTCAGTCAAATCACACAGTTTGGGCAATTCCATATAGTACGCCATTTTATTGAAATGCAATCACTGCATGAGTTTATATTGTTTTTTCAAGTATTCAGTATTCAGCATTCCAGCATTCAGTCATCCGAATACTCGTACGCTTCCTCCACCAATTCAAACGATGGAATCACGATTTCATCTTTTGCGACACGTTTCCTGGACGCGGCTGGTTTTTTAGACGTCACGCACCTTTTATTTTTTTTTGCTAATTCCTTTGATTCTTCTGATTCCTTTGATTCTTCTGAAGAGTCGTCCGTTTCATCATACTCATTTTCTGACGTGGTTTCTTCATCGTAGTTTGTTTCGTCGTCATCGGTGTCGTCGTCATCGGTGTCGTCGTCGTCGTCATCATCGTCATCGTCGTCATCTTCATCCTCGTCAACCACGAACCCGTCTTTCAAATAGCCGTCTTTGGTTTTACGACTTGACGGAATGGAATCCAGATCGTCCTCTTCATAGTCGTCGTCGTCGCAATTGGCCAACGTGTCAAACCCGCCAAATAAAAAGTTGTACATTTTGTCCCATTTTTCAAGCGTGAGTGGAATGACGTGGTGCTGCGGTGTCATGTCCTTTGCAACCAATGCGCACGCGCCAAAAAACAAAATGGTGTCAACCGGTGGAGGGAACTCGTACTTGTTCTCTTGTCCCGCATGCCCGTCTTCGCGGGCCCACAGTTCCACCATGAATTTATCCTCATCAGGACCCGAGTAAGCCCATTCTGCGCGAACGTCGAATCCCGACGGCGTTTTGTATTTGCATTTTTTGGCCAATTCCAATTGGCTATAGTCCTTGATTTCGGATGGTCGCAACTCTCCATTGCGTTCCACAATGAGGATGGTGGTGGCACTTTTGACTTTAGAAGGCATAGCGGCGTGTGTTTATAAACCACATGCGCTTGGGTTTAAATCATTTCTTACAAACATTTTTATGTTTGTCCGATCATGGATTGCGGAATGCTTGATTGGATACGTTGTAAATCTGCAAAAACTATGTCCGCATAAGGTAGTTTGAATTGATCTCGTCAATGCTTTGGTTTATTCAGGTGTCGGTTACATCACTCATTATCATTTTTGTGCTGCACAATTTGTATTCCTTTTTCAAAGAAACACTGACTGTCCCCAAAATAAAGGACATGGTGAAACGACCCCAGCAAAAATACGAAACATTATTTAGGGAGTTGCGCAGCATCAATGCCATAAGTGCGAATGCGAATGCAACTTCCACCACTACGCCTAGTGCCAATACCAGTGACTCTGAAATGAAAAATGAGTTGAAACGATATTTGATGGATTTGAACATGTCGCAACAGCCACAGTCACAGCCACAGCCAATGATGCATCCATCTGGTTTCATTGAATCGGACTCCATGTTCAAAATAAATTCCAATGCAATATTAAACAATGAATTCCCCACACAACTCAATTCAAGTGTTTTTGCCTAACACCAACACCAATCCGAACCATGCAACTGCGGTTCCAAGTGTTCCAAGTGTTCCAAGTGTTCCAAGCGGTTCCATCCCGATTTCTTTTTTGTCAACCATGACAATGGCGCCCCGGTAAAACATGTTGCAAACCATATTAAAGGGGTCGTGCACAGTTGTAAATACTGTCTCTCATGCAAGCCGCAACGCAAACACCCGTTATGAAGGAACAGTTGTCCACCTTGATTGAAATTTATTATGAAACCTCGGTTCATAAGAAATTTTTGACTGACATGTATGCGGTGATTCCGAAGGGACGCAAGTGCGTCATGTGGTTCACGCACAATCAGTGCTGGCTGTTTCAAATTGCAAAACGGGTTTACATCCCGGGGTCTGCACCACGCCCCGAACTGGTGCAATACGACGACGTGCGCACGATCCGCATGCCGTGCGCGAATGAAGCATGGTACGCCGGGCAAGGCACCGTGCTGTACGGCACTTGCATCAGCGAAAAACGAGCCGACGTGCAACGACGGTTCAGTGTGGAAAACGTGTATTTTTTGTGCGGGGAAAAGCAACCGAACAATGGCACGCTGGGGCGATTTGCGACGCTGTTTAATGCGTATGAAAATGAACCAAAGCATCAATCGTGTCAATTTCAACTCTGGATGCCAATCATGCACACAAATTTCAATGACGCCGTGCGCGATGCGGCTGCGGTTACAACATACGACGTGTTTTGTATTCAGCATCGGTTTTTGCATCGTGCGTCGTCCGAATTCAAGAATTTGCCCATGCACTTGGCATCATTGGCATCATTGGATGTAAACGCCGCAAAAGCGACAAGCACTGCCGCAAAAGTCGCATTTTTTCCCAAACAAGCGAACCTCGGGCTGCCCAAACCAATGCAAACCAAGAATCCCAATCCCAATCCCAATCCCAATCCCAATCCAATTGCAATGCAAACGCGAACGTTTGTGATTCGTGCCGATGCGCAAAACGACATTTACTACGTATTGCGCAGTCGCGACGAACCGATCACGGCCAACACCATGATTGCGCACATTCCGAATTACAAAACCAGCGTGATGATGAACGCGCTGTTTCGCAACATCAAAGAAAACCGAAATTTGGATGCACTGGAGGAAAGCGACGACGAAGAGGAAGCACTTAACCCGCTAGTGGATTTGAATAAACGCGTGCCGATGTCGTGTGCATTCAACCACCGGTTCAAACGCTGGCAACCCGTTGGTCTGCAGCCTGTCTAATGGCGTTTATGTTAAACGGTCTTGGTGGAGGGAGGGTATGGCCCTTCATTAGGGCGGGTTGGTTCCAGCCCGAAGCAGACGGCTGCTGGTGCACGCCGTTGAATCCATTCACAATGTTTTTCATGCCAATGAGTGTATTGTTCAACGCATTGGAAAACACTTGTGGAAACCCGCCAAACGTGTATCCACCTTTTTTGCTGCGCTTATTCTTTAATCCTCCTCCGCGAATTGTATTGCCTGTTCCGGATCCCAAGGCGCCAATGTGAAGTTTGGGAACCAGTGTGTTTGTGTCGTGTATTCCGGGACCCCACATTTCTGGAACCGCGGGGTGAAGTCCGCCCACTTGCACGCCATGCGGGCTTGGGGCAAAATTATTGGACCGAGCAGCCGCTGCAGTGAGTGCAGCGGGAGTGTTGTTGGCCGCTGGGACCCATGGTGCGCCAACCAATGTTGTCCGAGACCAACCACCAAAGCCGCCCTTTTTGCCGGACCTGGACCTGGACCTGGTCCTGGACTTATTAGCCCTTCTGTGTGCGGATTTAGACCTGGAATGACGTTTTGTTTTTTTAGTAGCCATTCGGTTGATTATGTTAATATAAATTGAATATTAAATTCTTGTATTCTATTTATATAAAAAAATAAATAAACGCAGGGGCACATATTGGATACATGTTCCATGTCTCTCCCTTACACAAACGACGACGTGTTGCGCCAACATCGCATGAACGTGCGGTTTTACAACGCGCGCAACCGCATTCGCTGGTATGCATGCAACTTGACGGAATCAACAAAAAATGCGGCTAAACTATTGTGCGCATCTGTGACATCGTGCATTCACGGCATTTTTCCGTCGGTATTCAAATACAACGCGTTGTCCATCTGCTTGTCCATCGTGGAACATGATTTGACCAACAATGCTAATGTTCCAACAACCCGAATACAAAAAATGGATGCAGTCATGCATGCGCATGATGTTTAAGAGCTTGGTTTGCTTATTCAATGTCCACGTGTGTTAAGAAGTGGCGGCGGCAGCACATTTTGTTTAGCTTAAGCTTGTCCATAACCTCTCCTTCCGGCGTCTTGTGAATGTATTCCTTGGTCAAATAAATCACCTTTTCGGTGTCCATGCCGCGGGACATCTTCAGTCGCCGCACTTCGGCGAGGTAGTACTCGTATTTGTTGCCGATGACGTTGCCACAGGTGAAGCACTTGACGGGGATGATCATGATTGTGATCTGGTATGATTTTGGATTCTAATTCTTGTATTATGCCGTTATTTTTAAATCAATTTTTAAAATAATGGAAATCAAATAAATCAATGATGCTTTCGTTTTTTCAATGTAATTCTTCTTTTTTTCCCACCGCCTTTGCCGGCAGTGGATTGTTGAATCATTTGAATGATTGTCGCGCGGTCGTGGTCGGGCTGAACAGGCAAGTTCAGTTCGGTTGCGCGAGACCGAAGTTCTGTCGTTGACATTGCGTGCAGCGGCATCTGCCGGGACATGGAAGCAGCAGCAGCAGCAGCAGCAGGAAGAGGAGCAACGATATTTCTGTAGGTTTCATCCATTTGCGCGCGGGACATGTCCGTTCCTTCCACATTTTTATGACGCAAGACGTTCGTGCGCATGGTTCTGCATTGTGCTTGCGTGTCGAATCCAAACACGGGAATTTCCTTGCGTTTCAAATGCGCAATTTGGTCCTGCGTTATTGGAAGCGCTTCTTGAACGATGAATGGGGTGAACTTAAAATCGGGGGTATAAGCCTGGTCAATTGTTTGCATTAACCGAGTCATCAACCCCATTTCATATTTTTCGCGCCGCTTTGGAATTGCACGCTTCATTCTATACGTGCCCGAATAAAAATTAAACTGCAAGGAAGTGGGAGTAATGCAATGAATTTCACCGGATGCGTGCAATCCGTATTGCAGCTCATCCATGGGTATTCCTGCAGTGCGCGCAACACGGTCCAATTCATCCGTGCTGGCCATGCGATAAAATATTTGATGGTGTTTTGTGCCAAACTCAAACATGTTCATCGCTTTGGTTGCATACAACTTTGCTGGAACCACTTGAATGTCCATGGTGGTGACCGGATCCTTTCTGATGATGGATGCAACGATGTAGGTGTACATTGCACCCGGTTCAAATTGCGCGGGTGTCGGATTCACAAGCAGCGGACTGAATTCGCTTATGATTTGCAAGTGGTCTGTGTTGTATGCATCCAATGGAATGTAATAAAACTTGCCATCCTGCCCTTGCATGCATTGCATGCTCACACGGCGGTTTGGATGCATGATGGCCTTTCGCGTCATGCTCCGTTTCACAAAGTGAAACCTTTCAATGGGTGCCTTGCGACTCCGAGTGTTGGAGGGTTCCAACCATTGCGCATTTTGATATTGCACTAGTTCTGGATCCATTGTGTATAATATTTGCGTACATTATACTCACATTTTAATCCACCATCATTCATTTCGCATATTTGCATCACGGTTCTTTCACCACCAGTTGGATTTTAGGTTTTCTGCCTGGTTTTTTTTTCTCTGGTTCAGGGACCGGGACCGGGGCAACGGCAGCAGTAGCAGTAGCAGTAGCAGTAGCAGCAGCAGCAGCAGCAGCAGCAGCAGCAGGAGGCTTGACTCTGGGTTTGGGTTTGGGTTTGGGTTTGGGGTTTGTCAAAGGAACGACAGGAGGAGTAGCTTCATCCAGTTCCGCCTGTTCCTGTTCCAATGCCGCCATCTGTTTTTCAAACACAGTGGACGTGCCCAACAAGCTCTTCACCACCAGTTCCGCGTTGTCAATGGACCGCACCTTCTTGAACACAAAGTAGCGGTTGTAAAACGAGATGCGGCGCTCGTAATCGCGCATGTCGGGCGCATCCCCTAAATCAGATGCCAGGGCCGGCGTCTGCTTCAAACGCGCCATCATTTGTGCATGCAGTTGTTCAAACATGCCGGTGCCATCCGGCAGTCCGAGGTCCTTGGCCGCGTCATCGCGCTGCACCACCTCAAACCCGAAATTCGCCAGCAGCCGTTTCAAGTAATTGAAATTCACTAAATATTCGCGGAACGTCTTGTTGATGGATTCCTGATACACGTCAATGGCGTATCCCACCGACGTTTCATCGTCCAGAAACTCGGTGGCCGTGTACGCCTTTGTCACCTGCCACACGCGTTTGCCTTTGTGCATGATGGCGATGCCGTCGCCCACTTCGTACGGCTTCAGCGCGTCAAACATGGTGGCGCCGTCATACGTGGTGCCGATGAAGTAGCCGCCCACCTCCGTGCACTCGCACACGTTGCGCAGAAAGTTGCACACGTTGGCGCGGGTTTCAAACATGTAATGAATGGCAAACTGACACGACGACACGCTGAACCCGTTTTCGCCCTTGCCGTATTCGCGATACACGCCTTCGCCCAGCAGCGCCTTGTCCTTGGGTCCGTCCCCGAACACGGCCTTAACGATTTGCTTGTATTTTTCGCCGCTGATGCCGGTGCCGCTTTTGATGTTGAGCGCGCTGTTGCCCTGCACAAACAGCGCCCCCGGCATGATGCTGAATCGTTTGCAGTAGTCCAAGTAGCGCGCGCACGCGCCGTCCAGCTGGTTCTGAATGTTGTCCTTTGAAATGTCAATGCCGAACACGAACGACAGGTTGGCGTGGATCCATTTCGGGAGGTCGCCGCCCTTGCCCACCGCAAAGTCAATGAGCGTGTTGCCGCGGCGGCTCACCCCGCCAATCAATGCGCGCTTGACAACCAAGTTGTGAAAATCGCGCAGCCCGCGAGTGGTCGTGTCACCCGATGCCGAAATGCGGTTGTAATACACGTCGTCGTCGGCCAGCTCGTCCGGAATGTCGGTGCCCGTGGTCAGCATCTTCTTTGTGATCGGGTTGTGAATGGTGTGCCAATTGGAGTTGGCCACGTGGTACGCGTTGCCGTAGTTTTTCTGGCCGCTGCGATACTCCGCCGTCTTGTCGGTGCGCACGCGGAGCGGAACCCAGCGAAAGCGCGGATCGGCCGCGCCGGCATTGTACGCGCACTCAATGATGGTGCCGTCTTCAATGACCTCGTTTTCGGCAGTGAGCATCATGCCGCGGTTCCCCGCCGCATCCGTGCGAAGAATGACGTTGCACACGTGGGCTTCGGGATCGTACGGATTTGTGGGATAAAACGGCACGGGTTTGTACGAGTCGTCCCTTTCATTTGCGCCTCTTTCATTTGCGCCCCTTTCATTTGCGCCCCTTTCATTTGCGCCTCTTTCATTGCCCCTACTACGGGAGGGCAGCTTGCCCTGAATGACGTCCTCGCACGGGTTCAAATAGCCGTGCTTTTTTTCGTCAAACCCGACACGCAGCGTGAGCGTCTTGTACTGCACGATTTGATCCGCTTTGGCGACGTTGATGCCGTCCGTGAAAATGCTGCTCGTCTTGGGCTGTCCGTTGGTGTCTTTCACCACCGTGGCCAGAAAGTCAATGGTGTTGGCCTCCGTGGGCTTCCATTTGAACGACAGCGGCCACGTGATTTTGGTCTTGGGTCCAGCTGCTTCGCCGCCCGCTTCGCCACCCACGGGCGCATCCGCCGGTGTGAAAATCATGCCGTCCGTGGTGTATTCAAACGCGCTGGAATCAATCTGCGACATCAGCGTGGCGCAGCACTGGAAAATGCTCTGGTCCTGCCCCGTGTATTTGAATTTCTTGCACTCTATGCGGATGGGGCATGTGGCGGCACCGCGCACCACGGAGCGCACATTCAGTCCATTTACCACTTCAACCAAGAGCGGCAGACGAAACTTGGTGACGGGCGCTTCAGCCGATGGCGGCACAAAATGCAGCGCACGCACGTCCTTGCCGGCAATGTAATACACGTCAAACGCGGCAAACAGGTTGATGAACCGTCCGGCCTTGTCGTGCATAATGTGCTCGCCGTCAAGCAGCGTGTTGAAGAGCTTGTCATTGCCGCATTGCGCCCCCGTGAACTGCACGCGCATGTTGGTGTCAATCAGGTAAATGCGCCCGGTGGGTGAGATGAACAAGAGCTTGCGCGCGCCGTCGGCCTTGTCGGTGACCGTGTAATTGTTGCGCACATTGGGAATGGTGCAGTTCTCATTAACGGGCACGATGTTTTGCAGCTGCAGCGTGTAGGACGACGGGCCGATGAACTGTTTCGGAAGCAAGGGTTTGGCGGCCGGGCGTTCCTTTTCTTTCGTTTCTTTTTCTGGATGCAACAGCTTCATGTAATCCTCCGCCACATCGGCACATTCGGCCACCCCCACGGGATAATGGGTGCCTTGCAGACCCGACATGACCGTTTTGATGCACGCGCGAAGCGCATCCGCCAACTTGCGCGTAGTGTTGAACGCGGTTCCTTGCCCGACCGCATCGTTCAGCACCTCAATTTCAATTTCGTATTTGGGCTGGGACTCGGTGACTTGAGATTCTGCAAACGTGTGGGTGGGAATCATGTAATTGCCGCTGCCGCTGCCTGCGTTGTCTCGTCGCGATTCCTTGACGATGCTCATGTCCACAACAAACGGCATGGTCGGGTTACGGAATGTGCTGCGACTAATGTAGCGGAACGTTTTGCGGCTGCTGCGCCACGGTGTCACCACCGTTTTTGCGGTAGTGGACGATTCCGCAAACTGTTTTTCTTTTTGAAGGGAGAGGCGGAAATTGAAGTCGTCAAAATTGAGCGGAAGTATGTCGTCGGCGCCGTCATCCCGTTGAACCGCCGTTTTTTGAACAAACACGGGATGCACCCGGTCCAGTGAATTGGTTTTGCAATACAGTTGAATGTTGTGGAGTCCCGCAATCTCGGTGCGGATGTTGGACATCGCGGGCTTGCCGCTTGTTGCGTCCACCACTTCGGAACTGATTTTCAGAGTGTAGTCGTCGGTTTTTTCCATGACGAACCCGGCCGAGAGCAGGGTTTTAATGACGTTGTCAAAGTCAATCTTGGTGGTGGATGCCACGTGCTTCAAATTGCGCGTTCCGAACCGCACTTCCAACTCCAGTGACCCATTGTCCGTTTGCAAAACACGACTTAAATACGTCTCTACCATTGCATCAAACAATTCATGGGGAGGCGCTTGTTTCTGATGCGCATGATGCGCATGATGCGTCTGATGCTTCTGCATTATCACAGAGTTGTGGTGTGTGTGTCTATTGTATATTAAAATAGCATATTATTTAAATTCAATTTTACAACTTAAGTTTAGTTTATTGTCACAGCACCATGCTTTTCAATATGGCATCATGCATTTCTTGTTTTTTCATTTTGGGTGCCATCTGTATTTTCAACCGGTGGCACATTTCGGTGAGTTCGGCAACGGTGTAAGCGCTCACTGCTTTCATCGGTTTTTGCACGTTTTCAATGTGGTAATGCGTTGCGCGCAACGAAGTCAACTCGTGGTCGGTTGCTTGGGTCATGCACAATCGCGTGGCAACGCGTTTTATCAAATAAACCGGTTTGTTGGACACCGCGTCGCTGATGAACTCGGCATAGACCCGATTTTGCGGATTCACAAACACCGCATTCAGCGAGTGTAGGCGAACGAGCACCTGGAACGCGTGCAACGACATGCGCTGGGACATGATGTCGCCTTCCATTGTGGATGCCGTGAACTTTATGCCGGTGGTTTGCTTCAATGCTTTGCCTTGGTCCCTCAACATCATTATTTGGTCACGCTTGCCGTCCTTCTCGGCCGTGAACCGGTTTGCGAGTTGCTCGTACTTGAATGTGCTGTTCATCATCACATATAAGCACCAAAACAGCGGGTCCTGGTTCAATGCAGGGCAAAACCCGTGTTCTTGCGGTTGCGGTTGCGGTTGCGGTTGCGGTTGCGGTTGCGGTTGCGGTTGCTTCTGCGTTTTAGGCAATTGTATCTGCGTCTGTGGCTGCAAGGTTGAATCATACAACATGACTCTTCTTAATTGACTCAATTCTTTGGTGGCGTTGGCATTGGCGTTGGCGTGTTTCATTTAAAGTAAAGTAAGACAAGGTTAAGTTCAACTTTGCGAATGCGTTTAAATCAATTTGAATGTGCAATTGTGAAAAAAACATATTAGAATCACAATCATATCATTGAATTAATCCACACATGACAACGCAGTTGAAACTGTTGAAGGACCGCATTGAAGCGCTGAACCAGCACCATCAAATTCAAATTTTGAAAATCGTTACTCAGAACAATGTCGCATACACTGAAAACAAAAACGGCTCATTCATCAATTTGACCAACGTGGATGAGGGCGTCATTTCCAAAATCGCTGAGTATTTGAATTACGTGGATGAACAAGAATCCCAGTTGAAAGAAGTGGAAAACCAAAAAACAGAGTTGACGAAACAATTTTTCAAATAGAGATCCACTCCCCAATGATGGAGACATGTTTGTCGTTCAGTTCATAGCGTTTGCCAATGACTCGTATCAAAATGTGGTCACCGGGTTTCACCGAGTCCATGGTGCGGCTTTGGGAGTCTTGTATTTCTCGCGAAATGTAAATGACAACGGGGGATGGCTCTTCGGTGCAAGCGTGTGCTCGGATGCCCGCCTGGGTCACTGTTTTCGCAACGCACTTCATGACGTCGCCTTCCTTGGGACAACACATCATGCACTCAATTTCCAGATTGAATCCAATGTTCCCTGCCGACAGCGTGCCCACCGAGTGCGAACGAATGATGCAAGAGTTCGGTTTAACAAACCCTTCGGTGATGCACTTGCCAGCAAGTTGGTTGGACACGTGGTGTGTCAACATTTCTTGGATCGCTTTGAAATTCATGGCGGCAAAAGGCAAAGTAACCTTGTGGTGAATTGTGGCAGATTGGTACAATGGGTGCGATGCATCTTCGTGGGTTGAACCGAGCATGGTTGTGCGGCTTTACGTGGTTATCTTCATTCTGGAAGTAATTTTAATTCAATTTTTTTGAATTAACATTATTCACGATCATTCATGCATTGGGGGTCAATTCTGCAATCACCGAAACAACGGGATCGTTCAGTTCAAAGTGTTGCCCAATGACGCGCACGGTGATTTCGTCGCCCACTTTGATCTTGGAAAACCGGGGATCGGAGTAGTGGTGATCGCGAGAGACGAACACGACGACGGGGCTGGGTTCGGGCACAATGTGCGCATGCACGCCCGCGTGGGTCACCGTTTGAACCGTGCACGTGATCATCATGCCTTCCACCGGGTTGCACGCTTGGTATTCGTACATGACCTCAAACGCAATGGTTCCATTGTCCGCCAAGTTGCCGGACGAGTGCGCCAGTAGCTGTGTGGACCGGGGACGCACATATCCTTCGGCATTGCACTTTCCCTCGTGCGCGTGGGCCAAATGCCGTTCTAAAACCGCCCGAATGTTGCGACCGATTGCCGTGAATGGCAACACCACCTTTTGAGTGACCATGGTTGGAATGTAAATGTCTTGATGACTTGGATGCTGCATTGATTGTTTGATTGTATGAACATATTATACATGTTTATTATTGTTTAATTGCAATCAATGCATTTGCACCGGGCTTAAAAACCAGTGTTTGCCGTCCTTTTTCACGTGATTAAAGCAGCGCAGCAACATTTCGGACAAAACGCAGTAGCGCATCGTGTTTTGGGTCTTCGTGTTTTCCATCGTGTAAATGGGCTCCACATCCGGATTCAAGCCGTTTGCAATTTGGTTGACAATTGTGAGCCGTCGTTGTTTGGACGAAATTTGATCGCACCGGGCCCCGCTGCCTTTTTCGCTCACGTATTTTATTTTGAACACGGCGTAACTGCCCCCGCTTTTTTCCTTAAATTCGGAGACAAACCCAATGATGGGGGCCAGCGCAGAGTCTTTCGGCACCATCCCGGCAATTTGTTCCATGTACGGGCGCCACTCCTCGCTGGATTTTGCGACCGACCATGCGCTGTCCGCATTTTTCCGCACCACCAACTGCATGCCCGTCTTGCTTCCCGAGTTCAGCAGCACGATGCCTTGTTCCCCCGCATATTTCGCGTTTTTAAGAATCATGCCGTCAAAATATTCGCGCGCCAATCGGTCAAACCCTTGGCCTTGGCCTTGCCCTTGGTCCTGGTAAATGGCATTCAAACACTGCAACTGCGTGTCAAACATTGCGGGAGAAGAGGTTGTCACCGCAAACTCGTCCAAAAAGTGCTGCGCCGTGCACTTCATGACCACGTCAGCCGGGATTTTGAACCGGCCCTGCAACTCGTGCAGCACGTCCGCGCAAAGATCGTTCCACCCCTTGGTGTTTTTGTCAATTGTGGTTGCCGGCCCTTGCATGATTGCATCAAATGCGGCACGCATTGCTGCCAGTTGTGGTGGGGGCTGTCCTTGGTCCGTCGGACGAAGCATGGGCGGCAACGGTTTCAGTCCGTGTTTGACGGCCAAGCGCTCCAACTTGCCGTCGTTCAGCGGGAACGAAATGTGGTCGCGTTTGAATTGCAGCGGGGCGCTGCGGTCATGCGTGCCGATGCGCGTGTCCGTGATTTCCGACGGTTGAAACAGGTAATAGTCGCCAACATTGATCATGCGTCCCGTGCGCCCATACTTGTCAATCAACTGCTCTCGGGCATCATTCAATATGCGGGTCAGCGCAACATCCACCTGCTCCCGAGGGTGTCCGGCCAAATGCTTGAGCATGGTTTGCCGTTTGTAAAAGTGCTGTTCGCGGAACAAGTCGCGAATGCGCTGCATGATGCGGTCGGCATTCATGGCAATGAACGGTTGCGAATACGAGTCATCGGTTATTTGCAAGGTTTTGCCCTCGCTCCCGCTTTCGCCTTTTGCACACCGATACTCGCACCGCGCCTGATAGTCGCACACAAACGAAAACGGGCGGTCCCCCACCGCATAGGTCGGCAACTGCGTTCCGTCCGCCAGCACTTGGCGCACCGTGACGGCACCCCCGTTGTGTCGCTGGATCACTTCCTGGCTGAATTTGGTTTGGTCAATGTTGAGCAAGCAGTCCACCGCATTTTCTTTCAGAATGCGGCTCACTTGCCCGATTTGTGCGGCTTTTGTTTCGGCCAGGCGATACACGTACAAGTCGGCCGCTTCCACATCGGGAGTGGCGGGCAGCAGCGTGCCGTACAAGAAGAGCTGCACGTTGCGTTCCACAAACGGCAAGTCGGCATGGCTGCAGTTGCGCACGGCCCGCCCCACAATTTGCTCAATGCGGTTCATGTTGTACCACGGCTCCATGATGTGCACTTGGCGCACGTTTTTGAAGTCAATGCCCTCGCTGCCCGCCTTGGAAATGATGACCACTTTGATGCGCTGCCCGCGCTCGTTGTCCGTGGTCAGCGCCTCCAACTCGGCGCGATTGTCCGGGGACAGTTGCTTGTCCCCCGTGAACATGGCGTACTTGGCGGCGAACCGTTTTTTCACGGATCCGTCTTCCTGGATGAAGCGCTGTGGCGCGGGGGCGGTTTTGAACAACGATCCCACCTGCGTGTCGTACCGCGTGAACCCCATTTCTTCCAGCGCCAGCGCAATGGGCACCGCCCCGCCGCCAATGTACTCGCTGTAAATCAGAACCACGCCCCGCGCTCGCTCCAATTGGTCGCAAATGCTCGCGATTTTGCTGCTGTATTTCCCCACTTCGCCGCGCGAAAAAATGCGCCCGTATTTTGACACCAACGTCGGCTTGTATTCAAAATTGGAAATGCGCGCGCCGTCGTCCGACACGTCGTACTTCATGAGGCGCTTCAGGCCCGTGTCGCCCAACAAGGTGCCCAGGTTCATGCGCAAAGGTGCCGGTGCGGCGGCGTCCTCTGCCTTGTTGCTGCTGCGGTCCAACCACTTGTCAAACTCCGCGCTGGGGTACACCATGTTCAGCGCTTCAATGGGCTGCTTTAATAAAAAGGAGCCGAACGACGTGGCGTCGGCCGCCATTTCCGGGAGCTTGCGCTCAATGATGTGACGGTACACCGCTTCTTGATACGCCCCCGCCGGGTTCAAACACACGTCCAAGTGCTGAATCGGGTTTGGAATGGGGGTGCCGTTCAACTGCCGCGACGGGTGCAGCTCTCGGTTCATTGCGTACGACTGCCGGGGCGCAAAATCGGCGGGGTACATGCGGTACGGAAAAATGTACGGGTTCTCCCCCTTTACCACGGAAATGTAGCCGTTGGATTTGATGCGCAGCAGTTCGGCACCCACGTTGTGCCCGTTGAGTTGCAGCAAGTTGCCGTCGCGGTCAAACACGTCGCTCACGGCAATGGGGGGGCGACGGTCGTTGACGTTCATCAAATTCAGCAGCCACACGATTTCGCGCGGATCATTGTACATGGGGGTGCCGGACAGCAACAGCAGGCGCAGATTGTCGGCGTACCGCACCAACTTGTACAACTCGTCGGCCACGCTTTTTTGGTTGTCGCCGCCTTCCTTCACTTCTTCGTCGCTGCGCACGTTGTGGATTTCGTCCACGATTACCAGGCGATGATTGAACGCGGTTTTTATGGCGCGCACGGCGTCTTGTTTGGATGCTGCGCCGGCAGTGAGTCGCCGCACCGTGTTTGCCAGTTCAATGTACCCCATGAATTCGTAGCTGGCGTTGATGAGGCGGGTAATGCGCTGCACAATACCAGCCCGCGTGCGCTCCACGTTCTGCTCCGTCAAATCGGTGAGCTCCGCCGTGGCGCCCACTTCCTTCAACAACTTGGTCCCGGTGCATCCGCGAATGACGAACTGGCGCGCAACCCGGTTGAATTTCAGTTTGTTGAAATCAAACAGCTGCTTCCGAAAGTTGTCTTGCACGTTGACGGACGCCACCACCAGTATTTTTTTTGTGGCGCCCGTGATGCCCGCTTGGTGCATGTAGTCGCGCATTTCTTCGGCCACGCTGATGGCGGAGCACGTTTTTCCCGTTCCGAGACCGTGATACAGGAGCAAGCTGTTGTACGGGGTCATCACCGACAAAAAGTTGCGCACAAAGAGCTGGTGCGGAGCCAGCTCAAACGCCGCACCGCACATCTTGGTGGCCTCCTCTTCCATTTGACGCTGCGACGTGGGGATGACAATGTTGTACTTGGTGTCGTTGAACTCCCTGCGCCGGGCAATGTTGACCGCAAAGTCCGAGTCATGTTTGGTTGGATACAAAAATCCGAGAGATTCGTCGCTTTCTTCATTGTTTTCTTCGTCATTCACTTTTTGCCATTGCCGGATTTCGGCCGTCAGTACGTCGGCGGCCTTCCCTTCGCTTGTTATAAGCGGATGCTTGGCGCCCTTTGATTTGGATTTTGACTTGGACTTGGATTTTGACTCGGGGGTGGGATCTTGTGCTTGTGCTTGTGCTTCACTCTCATTCATGGTATGATTACAATCATGTTATAATATAAAATGATTATAAATTGCGCATCAACACGCGATTTCGTGTTCCTTGAGCGCGTCGTTCAAATTGCGCAAAATGTTGATTTTTTCTAAATTGTAGGGGCGAATGTGACGCATGCACTCGTCAAACGTGAACCACGCCATTTTGCTGACTTCCGTTTTTTGAAATTTGGGAGGCCCGTGATTGGCGGCCACCGTGGCAGCGGTTTGCGACAGCGGGAAGTAGGCAATGTAGTACTTGTGCTTGTACGTTTTCACATTGGATCCCATGAATATTTCTTCGTATGGAACAATGTTCCGCATGACGATCAATTTGCTGGCGTCGTACCCCGTTTCCTCGGAAAACTCCCGCAGCGCACAATCAATGTCCTTTTCTTGATAATTGCGGCGGCCTTTGGGAAACCCCCATTCGGGTTCCGTCCACCGCGTGGATGAATTCTTAATCAGCTCGTCCAGTTTCACGATGCACGAGGCGCCGTTTCCGCGGTGTATTTTCACCCCGTCTTTTAACAGGTTGAACCGCTCGCACGAAACGGTTTCTTCATTTTGGTACTTTGCATTCAAGTAATCCCCCCAAACATTGGACCACAGTTCGCTAAAGGTTTGAGTCTGCAAGCGCCGTTTTTCGTCCAGCGTCATTTCATCAATGAGCCGCTGCAAATACGCCTTGTTGTAGATGGGATACTTTCCACGAATGAACTCCACAAACCCCAGCGTGTCCTTGCGGCGAATCATCAAATAGGACGCACCTTCGTCGCTGTCTTTGAACACAATGATGCCGTTGCTCGTGATTGGATTTTTGCAGGCGTGCATCAAATGCCCGTTTTTCCCGCAGTTGTTGCAAAACACGTTTTTTTTTTGAAACGGTTGCGCATGCGCGCGTGAAACGGGTTTAAAGTTGGACTCGGTTGTTGCATATGCATTTGCATTCACATCCGTCATTTTTTTTTGGTTTGGATTATGTGATTATGTGTTTAATTCACGGTGTTTTTATATTGTTTGATTGTAAAAAGACAAGCCCATCATGAACAGCGGAGGAGGAACCGCAACATCCGCCCTGGATCCAATGGTGTGGGGGCCGCATTATTGGTTCGTTCTGTTCAGCATGGCGGTCACGTATCCCGAGAGACCCAACGACGTCACCATCAAAAAATATTACGACTTCATTCAAAATTTGCCGCTGTTTTTACCCCACCACCAAATTGGAAACGCATTTAGCGAATTGTTGGACAAATACCCGGTTTCTCCCTATTTGGACAAACGCGAATCCTTCATAAAGTGGGTGCACTTTTTGCACAACCAAATCAACCTGCGTTTGAACCGGGACGAGATGACGCTGCAGGAGGCAGTGAATTCATATTACTCCAACTACAAACCCAAACAAGTGCGCTTGCGCGAAGAGTTCAAGTACCGGCGCAAACTGTTTTATGCGGGGGGTGCCGTGCTCGCAGCCGCCGGACTGTATTACGCGTACCACAAATGAACGCCCCTTTTTTTTATATATTCATATATTAATTATCATCATCCATTATCCATCATCAACATCGGGTATGTTCAGTAAATTCACACGCCGGCGCAAAGTCAAGGGAGGCAAACCCGTGTTTTCAGGCTCCCAAGGCTGCGTGTTCATTCCCTCGCTCAAATGCAAGGGGCGTCCTCGCAACATGAATGACGGCAACATCAGTAAACTGGGATACAAGGAAGGCTCCGACTTTGAAATGAGAGAATACGAAAAAATCACGCCCTTCATTCGTAAAATACGCAATTACGACAAGTATTTCAACATTCGCGTGCATTCATGCGAACCAGACGTGCTCAGCACCAGTGATTTAATCAACTTCAATGAAGTGTGCCGCCACAATTTTGATGAGTCCATTACGGCCGAAAATGTAAACGCGAATTTGGACAAACTGCGCGCAATCAACATGCCCAATTTGGGGCTGGATTTAAAGGAATGGATGGAAAAGCTGCCACTGGATGCACGCCGGTTGTGCCTTCTGAACAACCACATTTCCGAGTTGTTGCTGCGCGCGGTTGTCCCCATGAACACGATGGGCGTCATGCACAACGACCTGAAATCGGAAAACCTCATGATGGACCTTAAAGAACACCATGTGCGCATCATTGACTGGGGTCTTGCGGGAGTCACCTCCCTGCATCAAGTCATTCCGGCGCGCTACTTTATGAACAACCCCGTCACGTACAACCGCCCGTTTTCCACCATGATCATTTCATCCGAAATTGACGGGTTGTTCCAGAACTACATGTCGCCGCAACGACGCGTGACTGCACCCGAAGATCTGAAACCGTTTGTGAATGGGTTGTACAGCGAATACCGCAACTTGGCGCCATCCGGTCACAAGTATTTGACCTACATATTTGAGGCCATGTTCAACTTGAACCCCGAAACGGCGAACGCGGTGTTGACCGAGGCGGTTGAGAAATACAACGCCGACATTCTGTATCGCTTCACTTCGGCTGACGGCAAATTCCGGCTGCACGAGTATTTTGACAAGGTGTATCGTTACAACACGGACGTGTGGGGCACCCTGTCCGTCTTTTACAACATGTTCATGCTGCCGCGGGATCATTTCATCATGTCCGACGCGGTGCATCAATCGGCGTTGAACCAATACCGCAACATCTTTCGCACGATGTTTGTGAACGGGCACATGCGCATGAACGTGCGCAGCATTGTGCAACAGGTGCAGCGAATCAATCAGCTGTTTACCAAGGCCAAATTCAATAAATCGGTCAAGGCGGTTCGGTTCAATGTGCAACCACCGCCAGTGCATCGTCGCCAAGTGAAGCGGGTTCCCACTCCATATCCCGCAAACCCATAGGCGCGCATTTGTTGCATTTCATTTCATTTCATTGTGCATTTATGACAAATGAAATTATATGATGCATATGTATATATACCAATTGTGGAAACGCACATGAAACTGGAACTCTTCATATTTGGCGTAACCGCATTTCTCATTTTCAACACGTACTATGACGGCAAATACTTGAAGGTGTTCCATTCGTGGCAAAAGGAAATCAAGATGTCCACGTTTGCATTTGTGGGATTATCTCTCTACATCTTCCTGAAGAAAAACCCGGGGCAGTCGCAATCCATGATGTCGCATGCCAACGACATCATTCGTTACATGCCGATCAGCCGGTCATCCGCCGACATGCTGTCGCCCTTTCTGGACTTTGCAAATCAAAAGTCCCTCTTTCAGGAAGGAGGCGCAGGCGCAGGCGCAGGTGTAGCACGGCACGGACCCAAGGAAGCGCAAATGGAGGCGCGCATCATGGCGTCCGGGCGCAACAACGCCACCAAGCGCAGCGTGAGCGAAACCAAGAAGAAGTTTGTGGCGGCGCAGCAGTCGTGGAAGTGCGGGCACTGCGACCGCCAATTGCCGGCGTGGTACGAAGTGGACCACATCGTGCGCCTGGAACACGGCGGGTCCAACAACGTGGACAACCTGGTGGCGCTCTGCCGCGACTGCCACGGCAAAAAAACCGCCATGGAAACATTTTGACATTTTGACATTTTAGCAATTTTGCATGCATTTTAAATATATGCAATGTATAATTAGTGTCATTTGTGAATTTGTAATTTGTGGAAAATGCAATCACCTGCACCCCCCGAAGGACCTCCAGGTTCATTTTCATTTTTAAATTTTTTAAAAGAGCCAGGATATTACTTGTGGTTGGCTGCAATCGGTGCAATCGTTTACGCTTACGTGTTTGTGAACCGAGCGGTGGATGATACAAACAAAACCGATGCGACCGAAACCGACCCGGCGAATAGAAACCCCACAACAAACACGGGTAATCGGGTCATCACACTGCTGCCATTCGTGTGGTTGTACGCGGTTTTGGCAAAACTGTTTACTAGGTCATTTACTTACGCACCGTTTGATAACAATGACTCGTGGTCCATTGCGAAGTTTGTCATCAGTGCAATATTGGTGATCGGAATGTTCATTACACTAGCGTATTTTGGATTTTGGACATCGGTGCAAACAACATCAGTCGACGGGTTCAAATATGATTATGCATTTATTTTGAATTTTGCATTCTTAGGGATTGCCGTTCTGGGAGTAATCATTGTGGGGGGTAAGGCCGCATATGATAGCGGCGGCGGAGGAGCTATACGCGATGGCATTTATGATTTTGTGCAAAAATGTTTGCGGTTCATTATGAATTTATGGTTTCCTCTCATGATGATGTATTACCTTGTCAAAACGGGCGCCACGTATTGGTTTCAAGTGGTGGCAGTGGGGTCCATCAGCATCGCCATTGCAATGCTGGTGTACGATTGGTTCCGAATTAGTTTCAATGAGGAGCCCTTGAATGATTGGAAAGCCACCTTGTTTGATTCGCTCAAATATTTTTTGAACACGCTTCCGCTGTCACCCTATTTCAAATACGTGGAAGAAAACGACTTGAATGACGTCGCCAAGCGGGTTTTAATTTTTGCACTGCTGTGTTATGTGGCATACCTCATGATCAGCGTGTACAAGTTCAAGAACCAGCTGGTGCTGTGCGTGGGGTCCTCGTTTGCCTCGTGTTTTTGGGATGCAAACATGCCCTTCAATGGGTACGATCCGAACAAACAAACCCCGTACGTGAATGCATTGGTTTACGCAGTGTTCATGAGCATGGGACTGAATTTGCTGAATTGGGTTATCAAGCTGTTTTCGTTTCACACGCGGGCAAACAACTTTTTGAATAAAAAAACCGATGCAATTCCAAGCATTTGGGCCAACTTCAACTTGGTGACGTTGATTCAAATGATCATATTCCCATTTTATTGGATAATTCAACTGTTTATGGAGCGTCCGGTTGCAATCATTGGTGCGTTCATTGCATTTGCTGCGCTGGTTTTGCTGCTGTATCGGTCCTCGTTTGACTTGACGGCGTTCATAGAAGGCCAGCGCGGAACGGTAATTGCGCTGTTCACCATGTTTGTTGCGTCGCTGATCATGTTTGGGGTTTACATGGCAGGCTCCAGGTCCGATTCATTGGGCACAGGCCCAAACGCAGAACAATCCGGACAATCCGGACAATCCGGACAATCGGGACAATCCCAAGGTTACCTGCAATTCATCCTGCGGCCGCTGTTGCTCATTGCGGTGGCCGCGTGCATCATGGGGCTGCTCTTCTTTTTCCTGACTTCGCACAGTCGGTTGACCACCATGGCCAACTTGTTGCAGTACGGCATCACTGCGCTCATCTACATTGGGGCCATTGCGATTGTCATTGCCATAGGGCGCACCGTGTTTTCAATGTCGCGCAAAATGGGGGATTCCATGTTCCAGTTGAGCGAAGACTCCAACTGGGTGATCAACGTGCTGAAGCTCATTGCCAACGCGCTGTTTTACTTGCCGTGTTTGCTGATAGACGGCGTGGAAATGTTGAAGGAGCAGTACAACATGCCCATGCGCCCGTGGCTCATTTTGCTGGCACTGCAAGCGGTGTTTATTTTGGCCGGGCATTTTCTGCCCGCGATTGTAACACGCGCAATCAACCACACCGGGATTCAAATTCTGTCGGCGCCCGTTTCCATGGCCACCCCAACCACAGTGTCCGGTCATACCATCCAATTTGTGAACCAAAAAGGCGTGGTGGAAGACACAACTAGTTCCACCACACAACCCGGCTCGGTCAACCCCGTGCAAGTGCAACTGGCGAATTACAGGTACGGCGTTTCAGCGTGGTTTTACATTGACCCGCAACCGCCGAACCTCAACGCCGAGTATGCCAACGCCAACGTCATCAACGTGTTCAACTTTGGGGGAGCGCTCGGCCCCAACGTGTCTTACACACCCAGCACCAATGCGCTGACCGTGTCCATTGCGGGTGTGAAAACCGACACCCCCATCCCGCCGATCACCGACATTCCGTTGCAACGGTGGAACAACCTCGTCATCAATTCGGACAAGGGCACCATTGACATTTTCATCAACGGCCGGCTGATTTACACCGGAACGCACGTGCCCGAAATCACGAAGTCCACGCAAGTCACTCAATTGGTCACGATTGGACAAGAAACTGGGATTCAAGGCGAGATTTGCAACATGGTGCTGAACCGCGAACCCTTTACCAAGGCGGAGATTGCGTGGTTTTACAACACCAACCGCGCATTGAATCCGCCGGTGGTGGGTGCGAGCGACCTAGATGCCCCCAAACCCCAATCCGACGGCGGCTTGTTGACCTTCAGTCAAGGCGGGTCAGTGACGGGTGGTTGGCTTGGCTTCGTCTTTGGGTTATTGTTCGGGTGGTTGTTTAACAATGCCAACACGACAGAATCCGCAAAGGGTGCGGTCATGGGTGCGGTCGCATTCGGGTTGATTGGTGCGCTGCTGGGTGCATTATTTAGCACCGACGGAACGGTGGCGAACATTATGAAAGCGGTGGCAAACGTGTTTGTTGACACGTTTTAAAAACTTGGGTCAAAATAAATAATATAACGAAAAATATATATAGCACATATATACATTTTTTAGAATGAACCTCTTGACCATTTTTGTGTTTGTTCTCATCCTTGTTTTGGCGTATGCAGTGTACAAGCTGATGACCAAAACCACGGCAACGGTGTCGGGATTCTCGGACGGGACTCGCATGGTCACTGTGCCCGCCAAAAACTTCGGCATAAGCCAGAATTACGGGTATTCCGTGTGGGTATACATTGACGCATGGCAAAACACTCAAACGGACGGCAAAATTTTGGGGAAAAACATATTGACGCGCTGTTCAACAACCACACCCCCCACAACCCCCCCACCCTCCTCCACAACCTCCCCCACAACCTCCACGTTGTTCAACCTGTATTTGGACAATGAACAAAACAATTTGAATTTATTGATGGCTGGGAACAAGTGCACCATACAAAACGTGAAACTGCAAAAATGGTTTAATATCACCATGAGCATTTATGGCAACACGGTGGATCTGTATTTGGACGGCAAGCTGGTGCGAACGTGCATTCTGCAGAACACCCCCACAGCTTTGAACACTAACGACATTCTCTATGTCGGCGGCATGATTGATACAAACGCAAAAACATGCACTGTTAATGACGGCGGTGATTTGGCCGGCTACATTTCCAACGTGGTGTTCAAAACCAATTATTTCACGCCGGAAGAAGCGTGGAGCATTTACGGTGACGGGTACAGCGGTGCCGGCATGTTTGGGTTTTTGCATTCATACAAACTCAACTTCAGTATCACAAACAACAATCAAACGGTGGGTCAAATCTCAATTTGAATTGGATGATGTGCATGAGGATTGGGAATGATGATGCGCAAAAATAAAGTATTAGTATAAGATAATAAGAGAGATTGCAATAAAGACCTTTTAGCCACCAACATCATGAATCCCATGAATCCCACGAATCCTGGCGATGGGGGTCAAGGTCAATCCATGGCGCTTCCCACACTCAGCGAATTCAACTCCGCCAACATTGTGAGCGGGTCCAAATCGTTTCTGGATTCCAACAGCTACGTGGCCAAGGCCGCATTTCTTATTTTGACGGTGATCATCTTTGTGTACGTGCTGAGGGCGTGCATCACGCTTATTGGGTGGTTGTTTTCACCCAACTCTAACCCCTACTTGGTGGACGGACTCATGGAAGGCCACGTGGGAAATTTGATTATCCCACAGGATCCGTCGCAACCCAATGCCATCACCATCCTGCGGTCCTCCAATGATGCTGCAGGCATTGCATTCACGTGGTCGGTTTGGTTATACGTCAAACAAAACGACTCCAGCAATGAAACCGAAGGAATGTATCACCACGTGTTCAACAAGGGCAGCGCAACGGCAGATGGGAGTAGTGGAATCATGCAGCCCAACAACGGTCCGGGTCTGTATTTCAAATATGATTATTCCGGAATTCGCGTGGTCATGAGCACATTCAATAACCCGACGCCCGCTTCGGTGGACGTGGACAACATTCCCATCAACAAGTGGTTCAACGTCATCATCCGAGCAGAAAACACGATATTGGATGTGTTCATTAACGGCGACTTGGCCCAGCGGTTGCAGCTGGATTCCGTGCCGTTTCAGAATTACGGAAACGTGAATGTGGCAATTAACAACGGGTTTAACGGCAACCTCTCGTCGCTGCGGTACTACGAGACTGCGCTTGGAACCCGTGCCATCTCCAACATTATCAGTGCCGGCCCCAACATGAAGATCGTTGGCTCATCGGGGGGAGCCCCCGGCGTCATGGATTACTTGTCCATGCGGTGGTTCAACAGCCAGTGGAACGCCGCCAACTATTAAATAGATTAGGCAGGGGGAAGAGGGCTGGGCACCCTTGGTTTTTTAGACATTGGATTAAGGTTGTTTCATTTTGTTATTATTAATATGGGTTAATTATAACAACTGCTACATCAGAATGAATGCCATGAATGCCATGAATGCCATGAATGCCATGTATGATTACATCATAGTGGGTGGTGGGCCCACGGGCTTGGCGCTGGCGCAACTGTTGTCCTTTAAGCGCGTCCTCCTGCTTGAAAAACGCGATTATTTAGGCGGGTGCCATGGGGTGACCCGCGTGCACGACGGCATGATGACGGAGCACGGGCCGCGCATCTACATTGACAATTTCATCATGTTCACGCAGCTGCTGAACGACATGGGCGTTCAATTTGACGACCTCTTCGTGAAATACAACTTCAGCACGGCCTCCATGATGTTGGAAGCTCTCCGAGTGTTGTCGCTGAGAGAAATGGCCACCCTTATTTGGAGTTTCATGACGCTGAACGATTCCTTCAAGAAAATCACATTGCTGGAATATCTCTCGTCTCACGACTTTTCAACAGCGTCCATTGATATTTTGGACCGCATCGGCCGTCTCACCGATGGCGGCAGTGCGGACACGTACACGCTCTTCAGCTTTTTGCAGATCCTGAACCAGAATTTTTTGCACGGCATTTATCAGCCGCGGGTGCCGAACGACGTGGGGCTGTTTCGCATTTGGGAAGACGCGCTCGTGGAGCGCGGCGTGGTCATCGCGAAAAACGCGGTGATTGATGAATTCATCCTGGATGCGGCAGCGGTTAAGGGGGTGGTCGTGAGAGACGCGCGCATAAATGCCAATGACAAACCCGTGAACCCCGTGCTGTGCGGGTGCAATCAAATGATTCTGGCGTGTCCACCGCAAGAGGTGCAGCGCATTTTGAACGAGCATCCAGAGTTGGGCGCGGCGTTTGGCCCCGACTTTGACCGGTTTCAGCATGAAACGCAGTATTTGCCCTACATTTCGGTGATTTTTCACTGGCGCACAAAACTCAATGTGCCGAAGGTGTGGGGCTATCCGCGCACGTCGTGGGGCGTCGGCAACATTGTGCTGTCGGACTACATGGACTTCAACGACCCGCGGTCTCGGACCGTGATTTCGGCAGTGATAACGATGCCGGATGCGCCGTCCGACAACGTTGATTTGAAGGTGGCTGCAAACGACGTGGGCGACAAGCGCGGCGTAATGAACGAGGTGTTCCGACAGCTCAAACAAATTTACCCGGACTTGCCGCAACCGGATTACCAGTTTTTGACGCAGAGCGCGTATGACGCCGACCAGCGGCGGTGGGTGCCGTTCAATCACGCCTTCATGACGACCACGCACGGCTACGTGCCGAACCGGTCCGAGTTATTCATTAATTTGTACAACTGCGGCGTGCAAAACGGCAACAGTTCGTACAGTTTCACGTCCATGGAGTCCAGCGTGGTCAATGCGATTCACTTGGCCAAAGAGCTGCAGCCCGAATTGGTTGATTTGAATGCAAATGTAACAAACGTGAGAGAAGCTGTCACGGTGCGGTCAAGCATTGCTGCTGCAGTTACTGCAATCACGGTGTTTACTATCATGATGAAAACAGTTAGAAAACAGTAAAATAGAAAAAAAAAACAAAATGAAATGCGCAATGGCATCATCATTTTTAATATCAGTTTATTATATTGGGTTATTGGCATCAAATGTCGTTAGCGCTGAACCCGACAATAAATCCCAATAATTTCTCACAAGTTGTCACTTTAACCATTCCCACCCTCACTAGTGGAACCCTAAATGTAACAGGCGTTCATGGGAACAACACCGCAAATGTCACCATTAATGCAAATACACAAGTTAATCCACGCCCATTGGATGGTAGCAGTCTTGGATATTTTTCCCAATGTTTTTACAATGATTCTAATCTTTTGGTTCCCATTCTAGGCACAGGAACATATAATCCTGGTGGCGGCCAGATCACCATTACCGCTGACACGTTGGAAAGTCAATTGGGTGTTTTTTACCTAGGAAAACCATTGACTATGCTGTTTTATTCTGCACAAACATACACTGTAGCTAATAGTTCTCCTATTAATTTACCTAATGAATTTCGTATACCTGTGCCACCAGGGGTAAGCAGCAACAAATACGGTGGATTGCAAACACTGACTGAATTTATAGTTCAACCATGCAATGCTCCCACTGGATTATCTGCAACGCCTAATGACACGCAAGTTAATTTATCATGGAATGTTCCATCGAATCAGGGAGCGACGTATCGCCCAATAACAAACTACATAGTTCAATATAGTTTGAACGCAAATGACTGGATTACGTTTCAACATCCGGCGTCAACCAATACATCAATAACCGTGTCAGGGTTAACAAATGGGGTAATGTATTACTTTCAAGTGGCGGCGGTCAATGCATTGTGCAATCAAGATGGTCCAACCACACTTGTTTCTGGTCCTTTTTCGGATACAACCAGGGCAACACCAGTCACCACTCCGGGTGCACCGGGTTTAACCGCAAACCCGGGATTGCAAAGCGTGTCTTTGACATGGACTGCTCCGAATGATGGAGGCACCCCAATAACAAACTACATAGTGCAAGGCAGAGTCAGTGGAACAAGTTCATGGCAATCTGTAACTACTATTCCTAGTACCATCACGGCACCCATATCCGATTGCATTGTTACCCAAATCACTATAAATGCATTAACAAATGCATTAACTAATGGATCATCGTATGACTTTCAAGTGGCGGCGGTCAATGCAGCTGGCACAGGACCATACAGTGCATTTGCGAACGCAACAACGTATAATGTACCGGGTGCACCGGTTTTAACCGCAACCCCGGGTGTAAACAGTATTAATTTGACGTGGACCTATCCGGCATCAGACGGTGGCACTCCCATTATATCATACACGGTGCGAGGCAGAGTCAGTGGAACAAGTTCATGGCAATCTGTAACTACTACTCCTAGCACCATCACGGCACCCATATCCGATTGCATTGTTACCCAAATCACTACAAATGCATTAACAAATGCATTAACTAATGGATCATCGTATGACTTTCAAGTGGCGGCGGTCAATGCAGCTGGCACAGGACCATACAGTGCATTTGCGACCGCATCAACGTATAATGTACCGGGTACACCGACGGGTTTAAGCGCGAAATCGGGATCGGGTGTGGGAAGCGTGACTTTGACGTGGAACCCTCCGGCATCAGACGGTGGCACTCCCATTACATCATACACGGTGCAATACACAACAAACCCACCCCCAACCGGTACATGGATTTCCATAACGAATGCCAACCCAATTGTCGTACTTCCACCATTGAATTACAATGATCCAGTAACGCTGCAGTACATTGTCAATGGATTGTCGAATGCAAATACACCATTGTATTATTTTCAGGTTATCGCCGTAAATGCAGTTGGCCCAGGACCACCCAGTGCAAATGCGACCGCATCAATATATGCCGTACCGGGTGCACCGAAGGGTTTAACTGCGCAATCGGGTGTAAACAGTGTTAATTTGAAGTGGAACCCTCCGACATCAGACGGTGGCACTCCGATTACATCATACACGGTGCAAGGCAGAGTCAGTGGAACAAGTTCATGGCATTCTGTAACTACTGTGCCCACATCCATTCCACTTACACCTGTACCGCTGCATTGCATTGTTACTCAAATTAATGGATCTGCATTAAGTAACGGATCATCGTATGAGTTTCAGGTTCTCGCCGCAAATGCAGTTGGCACAGGACCACCCAGTGATATTGCAACCACATCAACATATGCCGTGGCGGATGCACCAATATCATTGATTGGAACTCCTTGTAATGCGAAGGTCATATTATACTGGACTGCGCCAACAAACGATGGGGGCACGTCAATCACATCTTACTTGGTGGAATCCAAATCAGCCACATCACACACATGGAGCCCATTTGGGTACGCACCTTCCACTGCAAGAACAATAGTTGTGACGGGACTAACCAATGGATACTTTTATGATTTTCGCGTTTCTGCAATAACTGCAGTTGACACGGGACTGCCTTCCAACATATTTGAAACAATGCCGACCGAAAAATTCGTCCCCGGCCCCCCGCCGTGGTCGCGTGCAGGAGGGAACAACTGTCCCAATTGCGCGAGCAACAACGGGTATGCGGCATGTGTTGGTGACAATGCATTGTCGTATAGCACGTACGCTCTGGACCAGCGGCGCAAGGCCGAAATTCTGAAATACAAGGGCAACAGCGCGCAGCTGTCCCGGGCGCAACAATATTCCATGCTTTCGCGAAATGCCTTCGCGCGCAAGAAGGCGTGGGCCACGCAAACGCAGACTTACACGAACCCCAATGTGAACAACCTGCCCGAGATTCAAAATGCGGGGGGAATAACCGTGGCCCTGCAATGCAATCAACCCAACGTATCGTGCTCTTTGACGAGCGGCAGCGATGTCCCGGGGCCGGTGATTCCGTTGTGCCTAGACGAGAGCGTGCCATTGTATAACTACAAGTTGCAAGTTACGCCGGCATCGGGAGGAAAAAATTTTGTTGGTTTGGGTTTGCCAGAACCTGCGCCCACACCTGCGCCTACGCCCACACCCACACCCACACCCACGCCCACGCCCACGCCCACGCCCTCACCAACTATTACGTTGTAAACACGTTTAATTGGTGTGGGATCGTGTATGGCTGATTAACTAAAATTATAAATAAAAATATATTATTTAGAATGTATATAAACATATAATAAACATATAAACACATTCCAAATAACCCATGTATACCATGAATATCTCTCGCCTCATGCCGTTCCTTTCGTTGTTGCTGTTGTCCAATGCCGCTCTCATTTTCCCGTCACAGCCTCATTTGAATCCCAGCGACTTGTGCCCGCTCATTGACATTCTTGATCACGAATTGTGTAGCGAGGCGTCATCTTCACCATTGTGCGCGCTGTTGCATAAATACAACACCTCGTTTTGTTCCAGTCATGATGCGCCACATGCTGCCATGAGCAACGATGCAATGTCGGTTCGTGTACTGCATAACGAGTATTATGCCAATGCCAATGCCAGTGTGAATGCGAATAAGAATCAAACAAACGCAAAAGACATTCACAAAGTGTGTCCCATCATCAATTTCATTGAGCAAGAACTGTGTTCCCCCGCGGTTGAATTTGAGTTTGACCCGAAGGAGCTGTGTCCGTTATTGAATTTAACCTACACGGAATTTTGTAGTTGAATTGCAAAATGAATGTGCAACAATTTGTTACACATGCATCATTCAATATTAAAGTTTATTGAGGTTGTGGTGCCGATGGCACATTGATGTTGAATACAATCCTTGGACGCTGCTGCCCAGGCACATTCGTAGGTGCAATTGTTGAAGAGCCAACAGAGCCGGAACCAACAGAGCCAGAGCCGGAACCAACAGAGCCAGAGCCAGCGCCAGAGCCAGTGCCAGCGCCAGCGCCAGAGCCAGTGCCAGCGCCAGAGGCAGAGAACAATGCATTTTCAATTGCAAGCATTCTTGCAAAACCCAAACCTGTTGCAATGTCGTAACCGGGTCCAGCCACAAAAGTTCGTCCGCTGTTGGGACCATAGTTGTCACCAGTTGGAATGAGTGTAGTTCCCACGGTTATGTCATGAAACAAAGTATTGACTGCATTACTTCTAAAGCTGTCATAAAGCAACTTTTGCAAGTTGGTGGAACCAGATAAACTGTAAAGGGGGGCTCCAATGTCATTCAGCCTAGTGGTGAATGGAACCAACCCTTCGTTAATGCGTCGCTGGCTCAAGTGTGAAAACAACCCGCACATCAATGGCGTTGCAAGAGACGTTCCTCCGGTAATGATTTTTGCGATTTTCACTGGTCCAGTATTATTTGCAGTTATGACTGTCAATCCAGTGACAGGATCTGCGAGCGAACATATGTCGGGGCAGACACGTCGGCCATTATTGAAGTCGGACACTCCAGCCAACGTGGTGAATTGATGAGAGGGTCTTGTGTAAGCTTCACTTGCATTAATAACGGAGTGCGAAAAACCAGTTCCTCCTCCAGCACCATTGGTTCCAACCCACAATGCAACATTTGGGTTATTATTGGCGGCACTGATTACCAAGCCTGGATTGTAAAGAAGATTTGCACCTCCAACGCACATGACATTGGATGACGTGGCTGGATATGTGGCCGAACGATAGTTTCCGGCTGCTCCAAAATAACATATTCTTGGATTGACGAAAAAACTATCATCCAGAGAAGAACGATCATATCCAAAAGTTCCATCGCCCCATGACATGTTGACGTAATCCGTGGTTCCGTACGGGTTACTGGCAAAGTTGGAATCAGTTGAAGCGTAAACGACTGCATTATCAAGGTCGTATCCAGATGCGCTATTACCACATACAACACGGAAATGGGCATTTGGATTCATGGCAATCGCCCAGAAATTGAGTATCAATTCGCTCAACCATGGATATTTAGCATCAGTATGGGTTGTTTCATTCAAATCAGGAATTGCGATCAAACCGGCTCTAGTGGTGATGTGTGCGATCGCTGCTCCATTTCCAGCGCCATTGATTTGGGCGTCAAGTGCATCAACGATGTTTTGGTTGGCATTGGGATTTGTGGAAAGGGGAGGATTTCCATGACCACCAGGAGCGTATGAAGCCAGATTGATGACTTCAATTGTTGGTCTTGTTGTGTTTGCTGGGGTTGTAGTTTGCCAAAGGTCATACGTAACGCAAAAAGCGTTAAAACATCTTTCAATATAAGCCGCAGGCCAATTGTGCGCAATTGTGGTTGCAATCACGACTCGTTTTTTGCCTGCACCAGGCAACACATTTAGGGTTGCCGCATTGTGTGCTGCTTTGAGTTCCGCTGGAAAATATGGACTATTACTCGCGTTTCTAGAGAGAGGGATGAGTCCTGCCTCAATGTCGCGTTGATACTGTTCCGGGTCAAACTTCATATGAGGAGGTTCATACTGAACGGTGCTTAAATAAGCGTGCAGCAATTCGTTGGTTTCCGTGCCGGACATTGTGAATGTGTGGTTTGAAGGTTATAAACTACAACTATAAATTATTATTTATGTATTTTTAAATTGTAAATAATATTTGATAATTTGATATTTGTTCATTGACGCAAGCGAGGATTAATGCACACCGCTTGCGTTGGAAAAATGTCACCCGACATGCAAGTGTCTTGCTCGCCAACACGGATGCAGCTTCTAAATCCTCGGTCCTCTCCAATGTAACAGTATCCGGCCTTTCGTGTGCGTTGGGTGCGGCTGGTTGCATCATCCGGCTGCGGTGGTTGTTTTTTCGCATGCGACAGCGCGCGTTCCAGTGAGTCGTCTTGGCTGCCTTGGCTGCCTTGGCTTCCTTGGCTGGCTGGAGTGCCTTGAGTGCCTTGAGTGCCTTGAGTGCCTTGGCTGCCTTGAGTGCCTTGACTTTCAATCGTTTGTTGCAGCACGTTGATTCCACTGGTTGCGGCGCCTGCAGCAATGTCCACTGCCGATTTGGTGCCTTGTGCGGTCACATCCACCGTGGTTTTCGCCGTGTCTGCAGCGGCGTAGCCTAAAAACCGAGCCACGGCACGAAACGGTGCGCCAAATGTTTGGCTCAACCATGCAACGATTTCATCAAAATAGCTGAACACGTTGAATCCGATGAGCCCTAAAAGCAGCACGACCAGCAGCGCGCGCAGCAAGAACGAGGTTGTGCTTGTGCTTGACGACGATGCGGAGCCGCCGTTGTCAGTAAATGACGGCGCAGAGGCAGGTGCAAGTGCGGGTGCGGGTTCAACATTCATTGTTTAAAAATTCAGTAAATTCAATATATTTAAAGAAGATAAAAATATATGCATTAGATAACCATAATCATACAAAAACAAAATGCACTCATATGCAATCATATTTGAGCTCGCATCAAAACCCCCTCCTCCCACTTTGGTGAGGTCGTCGCCCACGACCACCGACTCAAGTCAACCGAATGATCGTGTTCATTGAATTCAGTTTGTCCATTTTTTCAATGGTTTTATCTAAATCCGATTTAGCACCTGCGGACCCCGTCAAATAATCTGTTTTAGGTGCAATCTCGTTTTTCTTCACTTGTTTGTACACCGTGTCTATTTTTTTCACCACGGTCTCAATGGTCTCCTTGTTGGACACCATTTCCGTCGCCATGACAAACGGCTCCGTCAACAAGCAAATCGCAAAGTAAATCAAGTACCGCCGTTTTTTTTTCACCCCGTCGGTGTATCGCAGGCAATACAGTTTAAGCAGGCTTTGCATGAGCTTCGGCATGAACGGCTGCGCGGCGTCGCGCGCTTGGCTCAGGATGAGCTCCCACATGATCCAAATGGGGTCCATTTGGAATTTGGCGTCCACCGGCATGGCGCTGCGGCGTTCGCACATGCACTTCTGCTTCTTCTTGCGGCAAATTTGTTCAAATTCCATGACCCATTCCAGCCAGTACGACGCCTGCAAACTGTTTTTGGATTCTTTAGAGATGTGGAACGCGAATTCGTTGATGGCAATGTAGAGCTCTTTGGGGTCACCGGGCAGAAACACGGGACTAACGTACGACACGTTGGGTGCTTTCAGCTTGTCGGTCATGGCGGTGCTGTCAAAGTCGGCCTTCTTAACCTTGATGCCCTCCAAGCTGTATTTCTTCTTGGAGTTGCACAAAACGCACGCGATTTCGGCAAACAGCGTGCGAATGCGCGGGTTGTTGCGCATGCGCAGCTCGTTTCCGATGTAGCCGTTGGCCACGAGTTCCTTGAACGCGTCGTACCGCATCTCCAAGTACATGCACAGTTTGGGATTGGCCAAGTGGATGTGCTTGCCGAAACAAGTGAGGATGATGTCCCACAACTCTTGGTAGTGTCCCGCGCACACGAATTCGGCGGTCCAGTAACACGCTTCTTCTATTTTCCCATTTTTTAGGCAGGCCAGCAGCTCCTTGCGCGCATCGGGCTTCTTGTATTTTGAAAACGTGATGCCCTTGAATTCGGACTCCGTGCGAATGTCGTTGATTTCGTGGTCGTTCATGTATGCCAATTATTATGTTATTATGTAAAAAAAATAACAATATAACATATACTTTATTACAACATTACATACAACAACATTGCAACATTGCAACATGACTACGATCAACACCGCATTCAATGCGTTTTGCAAATCCATTGAAAGAAATGCGTGGTTTGGCGCGCTGCTGGTGGCAGTTGCGCTCTTGTTGCTGGTGTCCGCCTTGAATAAGCTGCGGCGGCTAAAGGTTCCCCGCGCATATTCGGGATCGTTCATTGAATCCTTCGTGCAAAGCAGCGGCAGCAGTGAAAGCAGCGCCGTGGTCGTGAAAAACGGGGACGACGTGAAGGACGCATTTTATGCGGCCGTGCGCGACCAGCTGTTCAATCAAAAAGTGAACAACGCGTACGAGGTGGGCGCAATCATCAACAAATACCCGGACATCTCCAATCAAACGGTTGCGCTGGACGTGGGTGCCGGGACGGGCGCCTACATGAACGCCTTCATCCAAAACGGCATAACAAATATCACCGGCATTGAATCGTCGGCCGACATGATTGCGCAAGCCAAAAAAACGTATTCCAGTCTCAATTTGAACATCGTGAAGGGCAATCCCACGGTGGCGTCGTCGTTCAAGCCGGAGAGCTTCACGCTGGTGTCCATGCTGAACTTTGAGGTGTACTTCATTCCCAACACGGAGCAGCTGTTCTCCAATGTGTACGCATGGCTGAAACCGGGCGGCTACTTTGTGCTGCACTTGGTGGACCCGCGCCGGTTCAATGCTGCCGGCCTGCTGCTGGGATCACCCACCTCTGTCTCCCGGGGCAAAGCGCAATCCGTGACAAAATTCAACGACTTTGAATACAAGTCCGACGTGCAAATTTTCCCGAACGATTTTGTGCAGTATCGCGAAGTGTTCACGGACGACAAAACGGGCAAGACGCGCAAGCACGTGCGCGACTTCCGAATGCCGTCGCCGCAAACGTTCATTGAACTGGCGGCGGGGGTCGGATTCAACATGCTTGGACAAATTGACCTTGTCAAAGCACAAAAGGAGGACCAATTCTTCTACTTGTTTTACAAGCCCGCGAACTGATATAGGCAAATTCTATCCGCTGCTAAATGCCGTGCATGGAATTTTACTGTTGCCGGCTAAGCATACCACGGGGGGGCTGGGGTACGACCCGTTGAACAATAGTTTGCCTTTGCCTTTGTCGTTGTCGTTGCCTTTGCCTTTGAATGGTTCCATTATTCGGGGATAAACCACATATCCAACGATTGCCACCGCGAGGATCATAAATGCCATCATTTGATGATGAGGTTTCATTATGGTAATAGTTAATATATTAATGCAATATATTAATAATGCATGCCAGGGTCTTAGGTGCCAGGGTCTTAGGTCCCTAACTAACGCACGTATTTCCCCGCGCGCGCAAACGAATCCACGATGAATATGATAAACACGCCTAAAAAGCAATACAGCACTAGTTCCTCAGTCACGTGACCGGTTTTTGCATCCTGTTGATCTTCCAACAGGGAGATGATGTGGTCCAGCTTCTGCAGCAGGATGTCCTTGTTACCGGTTTCATTGGAAGAAGCTTGAAACATTGCGTCGGCTAAAGAAAAGCCTTCCTTCGCCATCATGGTTGTATTGGTTGCAGTCGCTGGTGCGGGGTTTAATTTGGCATTCAAATCCGAGCTGTTTGCCGCCGCAAACCGGTTCCGATTCGCAACGGGTTGCGTTTGAAACTGTTGTTGCATTTGTTGCATTTGTTGCGATTGTTGTTGTTGCGATTGTTGGGGCTGCGTCTGACTAAAATAATTGGTGTCATCGGATGATTCACTGTCGCTGTCTCCTTCACCATTGTGGATTTGTTGAATGAGCTCTTGCACGTACTTGTTATGAGAGGCGGGTTTTATTGGTTCCGATGGTTGCATTGGTTGCATTGGTTGCATTGGTTTTATTTGTTGCGCTGTCGGGCGCGCAGCCGGCGGCCTTGATCGCAACGTTCGTTGGTTTGTCCTTAATGTCCGTTTGGGTTGAGGTGCCGGCGTGGGTGGTTCATCGTCGCCATAATTAGAGTATTGCAAATATCCAGACATTATCTCTCTCCTATCCTAATAAAATGATCAGATAATATTTTGGTTTTGTTTATCTTATTGATGGATGGGTTATGGTTTATCTTCTTATTGGTGGTTGCGTGGTTCCAAAAAAAAAATAAAAATAAGGCAGTAATGTATCATCACACATGCGTTCGTTGCTTCAACAAGACAATGTTTTAGGCAAAGTGGTGACGGTGTCGGCCATCATTGCACTCACTCTGTATCATCGCGTTGCAGGCATTGTTGCCTTGATCGTCGTGATTTCCATCATGCAACAACAACAACAACAACAACAACAACAACAACAACAACCATTAAGAGAAGGGCTCACGACCAAAACAGAGGCAACAGAGGCAACAGATGCAACAGATGATGATGATGCAAAAGACAACCACCCTCTAATTGGGTCTGCCGCAACTGCATCTGCTATTCAATTCGCAACGGCAGCGGAATTTAGAGAAAAATATTGCATGAAGGGAGTTACACAAGGCGCCGATCAAAAGCCCGAGTTGCAATACATGTTGAGTCCAGCGCTGTTTGACGATAAGGTACAACTGAAGCTGGAGGCCATCAAACAAATGAACGTGTCTTCCATGAATGCAGCCAATTCGTGCAAATCAACGCCGCCCAATTCCACGAATCCAAATGATTACGTGTCCATTGCCAACATGTGCGACCCGGGGTGCAACTGGACCACGAACCCTCCCAATGCAACAAAGGAGGGCTTCACTCCAGCGCTGCGCCCCCACATTCGCAACGGCCGACGCATGATCACCAACGGCGCTGCCGCTTTGAAGTCCGGAGTGAACCGTCTTAAACGTCAAATTTTCTGAGAGATTTTTCACAAATATTATTTTATTGTATTATAGTAATCATTATTGCAATTATAGATGGACGCGTTTCATTTTATCACCGGGTGGTTCAACTATGCGGCGTTTCGGCTGAACAACAGCCTCTTTTTTGCGGGCGTGGTCATGATCATGCTCAATATTGGCGCGCGCTACATTGAGCTGAAGCTGGACCCCTCCACCGAGAATTTTCTGAAGACGGCATTGAGCAAAGAGCTGCTCGTGTTTTCGGTGTGCTGGATGGGCACGCGCGATTTGGTCATGGCGCTCATTCTGACCGCCGTGTTTGTGGTCCTCGCGGATTACGGGCTGAACGCCAACAGCCAGTACTGCATCATGCCCGAAAAATACCGCGTCATGGCGCAAGGTGCGGCAATGGGGTTGAGTGCCGGCAGCAACGGCGGCGGCCCCAGCGGGGGGCCTAGCAGCAACGGCGGCGCCGCCATCGGCGGCTTGTCCAAAGCCGGGCACGGTCCGGGCAACATCGTGACCGACAAGGAAATCAGCGACGCCATGGACGTGCTGGAACGCGCCAAAAAACAGCGCGAAAACATGAAACACAACCATTACTTGACTGCATTCCGATCTGCCAAGTTTTGATACGATACATTTACCAATATTAAAATATAAACATAGTTTAATATTTATTCATTCATTGGACTTGGACCATGAACTTGAATTTGTTTGGGGACGACGATGACGCGCAGACATCGTCCGGGTTTTCGGCAAATTTGAAAATGGAAACGTACAATTCGGTGGTTGTCACATTCAACTCCATTGTGGCGAATGCCGATGATGCTAAGGCCAAGGACAAGGACAAGGCCAAGGCCAACAATCCGGGTGATAAAGACAAAGGCAAAAATCCAGACGACAAGGGCAAAAATGCAGAGGACAAGAAGACAGAAGGAACGAAACACATCCACATCTTGACCCAAAAAATGATTGTCGCGAATTCCGACTCCGAATACGTCGTGGACTTGGACGAAGAACAAAAGAAAACCCAGTCCACATCATGCGATTATTTGGTGTATGTCCCCACATCGCTGAATGTCGCCAAGGAAACCGTGGACGCGTTTTATGAAACGGAACATCAGTTCAAAAAAATGTTCGGCAAGTTGAACATGAAGGATGCGGCAGCAACCGTGTTCATGCAATGGGATCAGTTTCAAAAATTTGTAAAGTACGCCAACCAAAAATCCCGAAAACGCGCGCTGCAATGGATCCAACAATCGTTCCAAGATGCGAATGCCAGTAAACAAATTGTAGTAAATGACATGAAAAATGTGCGAGATTTGCATGATTTGAGTGCCGCCGTTAACGTTAACAACCTGGACGAAAAAGGGGATGAACGGTTTATAATCGTGTACACCACTCCGGTTAGCACTTATCAACCAGTGACTATAGCTAATTCTCTCCCATATCTTCCATTTGCATCAAAATTCTGTAGTAATACTCCTGATCCTAATAAACCATTTTCTATGATAATACCTCAAAAAGCATTAACTTATTATTGCAATTATTTCCAATGGATACACATGAAAAATAGTCAGGTGGCGCCCGCCGTAACTGGTTCATTTGGACGCATTTTGGATTATCTCCCTCCATTAAATTCAAGAATGACCGGCAACCAAGCAACGCATGTCAATTATACAAATACAGCAAAACCAACACGTTATGCCCATCCTTCCTACAATGTGGAAATTATGCATTTTTTTTTGAGAGGCATTATCACAGGGAATAATTTGCCCAATCGGAATGTTTTGCGCAATGACAATAAAATAAAAGTCATTCAAGACAAAACCCGGTTGTACACGTTCAAATCCACGCCCGACTATAATCTGAATTATGAAAAATTGCTGGAACGGTTGTATTACAAATACCCGTGCCATTTGACACCAAACGTGAAGGTGACGAAAGAAGAGAAGAAGACGATTACAGATGCGGCTCTTGCAGCTGCGGCCGTATTTAATAGTTGCATGAATGCTGCAATTGGCGCATCCACTACTACCAAATCGAATTCCATCGTGTGTGCAGTAGCAATTGCCACGAGAGAGTTTATTATTTATGACACTACGACAAATGGTAGTGCAAATGCAGATGCAATATTAACTCACTTATTTAATGACATTAATTTTGGCAGAAGAGTAAACGCTGCACTAAAACCACTAATTCAAGTACATTTGAATGCATACGCTACTGCACCAATTCGCGCTGGTCAATTAAATCCGTTGATAGGTGCAGCATGTGCGGCAGGGGATGCCGTGTATGCCGCGGCCAAGCTTGCGATTACGAATTATGTTAAAGATAATGCAGTGGCAGCAACAAGTGCAGCTACTTCAAAAGAGCCAGCATTGGCTGCAATTAAAAAAGCAATGGATTCCGTGATAGATAATTTTGACAACTTTGCTGCGTTTGCATATGACAATGACACGCTGCTTTCTTTATTGAAATACAGTGACAAGGCACAAGGCACCGGTGGCATTGCAACAGTTGCAAATGCGCGTCATGTGAATGTAGCTGCAAACCTCATGCAAAAAGCCGACTATTTGAAAACATTGTATAAAAAAAGCGCAACAAAAGAAGAAAAGTCTGAAGCTCAACAACAAAAAACCGAATTTGAAACCGTGCACGACGATGACTTGTATGTCATTTGCGGTCCGGTGTATTTTGATTACACTTGGATATTCAAGCAAAACCCGGAATTGATTCAACACATCTTGGGAAAAATGAGTGAAACCGATTTGAAAGAGCTGAAAGAAGGGTGGACACCGGTGGAAGATCCTCTCACCGAAAATAAATACCACATCAATCCCAAACCACTCCCGTCTTATCCCAAAATGAGATTTGACAATCCAATTGAAGAATTGCCTAAAGCTAAAGAACGAATCGTATTCGCCAGTGGCAGTGAAACGATCACATGGAAGGAAAAATATGTTCCTTCAAACGAAATTATGACTTACACCCAATTAGGAGACAAAGCGACATTTGATATATCAAAAAATTTTAACGATTCGCAAAATTATGGTGTGCTTTTGAATAATTCACGAACATATATTAGCAATAATTTGAGGACCCAAAAATTGATGAATGCATTTTACAATTGGACTATGCCCGGATACTATCAGTATGAATGCAGCATTATACACACTCCCATGATGGGGAGTAAATGGGAAGATAAACACATTCAGCTAATGCGCCCACCAACTTATGAAAATGGTCTACAAGATTTTACGGAACCAAATTTGCCAACGGCTTATCCGCCACCATTAATGTCCATTGTGCCTCCGTTTCGCGGCCCGGCAAATACATTTGTAATTCATGCTTGGATTCCGGGCGAAACGTTCATTGCGGAGGATGGCACGTTGAACCAACGCGGTTGCATGGACTATATGTATAAAATGATGCAACTGATCTTCAAAACTGCTGAAAAAAATGCAAGCAACATTGCATCAAAAAAACGCATTTGCATCAAAATTGCGGCAATTGGATATGAATCAAAAGACATGAAAAGCTTGAGAAAAATTAACAGATCGGAAGACAAACAATTTATTGGAGATGCATTTGTTTCTGCACTACGAGATTACAGCATGTTGTACGAAACAACAATTCACGTAACTCTTTATTATGACACCACAACTCAATCCGGTGTTAAAACACGGTATGATGATTACGTTGGCCAGCGTTTATCGGTTTTACGAAAATCCAATCCATTGGCCATGGACACGAGTTTGAATTTGAAAATTGCAAACATGGATGATTTTTTTACACTGAAATGGTATCCCGAGTTGGATCAATTGAGTAAGAATGATTTGCTGTATTTTGTGGATTACTGCAGCAGTCCTAGCGCATTCATTGGAAACATGGGCGAATGGCCGGAAAACATTGAAGATGTAATGGATGATGCAATTAAAGGAACCAATCCTCAGCCACTCTTACAATGTCTTAGTAATGCATTTTCTTCAATAAATAATTTATATAGGGAACGTGGAATCAAAGAAAAAATGGAAAATGTTATGCGTAATTTGGAAAATTGGAATGGTCCAAATCTTGATCCAAATACGTTAGTTAATGGAGATAAGAGTGTTAATACTGGTCTTGGTACATATGTACCACATGGAGGATTCAACAAATATATGACTACTGATGCACCCGTTAATACTAAAGGTTACTCCACAAATCTCATGGTGAGTTGGTGGAGAATGGGATTAAATAATTCGCACGATACAACACTCCCCAGAAATGCCTACATAAGTTCGTTTGACGAGCATGTCATGATTTTGCACAATTTATTGAGCAATTCCAATAATGTTGATTCTACTAGTGCTGCCGCTGGATGGAGACAATTCTTTGCCGATCCGTCCAATGCCAATAAGACAGTAAATTATGGTCCTTACATTACTTCGTCATTCAATGCCGGAAACAACAACACATTTGAAAATGCGGTGTATGCTTACACGCAAGCCAAGAAAATTCTCACGCTGTTGTCCAAAATGAAGTACGACGAAATCCAGATAATGAAGGCAGACAATGACAAAATTATAAAAGCACTTGTAGCGCTTAATGCATACAATGTGAAAATGTCGTGGTCCATGGACGCCAAATTCACGGCGGCGGTGGCCGAGGGCGCGTTCATTCCGAACTCCAGCGCCCTGCACAACCCGTTCATGTGTCCCGCGTTGCTGGATCCCAAGGAATGGCAGCTCATGGACTTTGACGACGTGGGGGTGCGCGAAATTGCCGGCGCCAAACCGGTGTCCACGTTGCTGAAACCGTTCATTGACGCGAAAATACGGGGATCGGATGCGTCTTCTTCTTCCAGTTTGACGCGATCCAATGCTCTCATCATCTCAAAACAGCCGAACATGTCCATTCTCGGCGCCAATTTCGCCGTGATCTTGGAAAACATGTTTCACCGAAATGCGCGGATGCAGTACGACGGAAAAAACATGGTGTTCAACAATTATGCGTGGAACAAGGAGTTTTTTTACAAGAAACGCAACGACCGCGCGGTTCTACAGCAACTCACGACTACAAATGAAAGCAAGACGCCGGATTTTGCGAGATTGATGGGCATTCGCGCTTCGCCTGGAAGGTGCATCCAGTTCCCCCTGTTTGCGGTTCAACTCGCGATGTATTTATACCAAGGAAATTTGGCGGACATGACCGGCATGGACATGGCGCGCCTGTCGTGTTCGTTGGACGGGTCCATGTTCAAAACCAATGCGCAGATCTTATGGGACCAAATGATGAAAAACCTGAAAGAAAAAGAGAAAAATTTCACAGTTGCGCAACTGTTAACAAGCTTGGGCCGTCCAACAACAACGGAAGAATATGGGTACACTGCAAAGTGGGATCTTCCTCCTATTTTCAACGCAAAAAATACAGCAGCCGAATTAATTGATAAAGTTACTAAAGCGACAAATCCCACGCTCAAAACTACCAATGTGGAAACATTGAAAAAAATACAGGCAGAAGTTACAAAAATGAATTTATTGGCGAGTCCATTGTATTCTGACATGGTTAATGGTGTAAGTAATGTTAATAGTGTCAATGCACTGGTTACAGCCGCAGAGAGATACAATGATGCCGAACTTGGTGCCGTGAACACCAATAATGCCACATTGGGTTGGAATGCAGCCACGCAACGCGAAAGCACGATGCTCTACATGAATAAAATGGCAAAAAAGAACGGGGTCATGATGAACATTGCTTTGGAATTGTTGTCATTGAAGGCAGGGGATAAAATATACATCATAGATGAAACCGACACAGCATTATTGGGATTAAAAAAAAAAAGACAAGTGTGGCGGGTCACTGGCAAACCCAGTCCCAATAAAAATGCAACGTATGGAAATATAATTGACGTTCCCGTCACGTATGCAGAAGTGTCTCTGTTGAATGTCCCAGCAAGAGTTGTTGATCGCAATATTGGCAATGGTTACAATCTAACCGTCACATTGGAACGTTTTTCGCAAGACGAAGAGTTGGATTGATCAAAGTAAAAAGGAAAATAAAAATATTTTATTAATTTATATACTCCAATACATAAATTAACAATGACGTGCAAATTGAACGCGTGCACCGAAAAAAACACCCGCTCGGAGACTCGGCCGGTGATCATCGTGGGATCCATTCTCGGCATTGGCCTGCTGTGTTACATGGCATTTTATAAACGAAGCGGCAAATGAAAGCGCGGCAAATGAAAGCGCGGCAAATGAAAGCGCGGCAAATGAAAGCGCGGCAAATGAACCTTTAGCCAAGGCACTCAATGAATTGCTTCATGCGCACGAATATGGTTTTCATCATGGTGCTCACGGCCTTGTCCACGAAGGGCGGGATGGAAATCACGTCGTCGGGTTTGGACAGCTGCAGTTTGAACTCGTAGTAAAACTGGATGGCATGGCCGTCGGGTTGCACATGAATCGTAATGTGAGAATTGTCGGAATCAATTTGATCGGCGCGCCGGGGGATCAAGTGTCGCAGCTGCGACTGCGCGGTCTTGGGAACGTTCATGCTACTCACGTGAATGAGTTGCCCTTGCCCTTGCGCCAACGGCTCCGGGTTGGATAAATGCGGCATGTGCGTGGACACGTGCGTGTATCTCTCGCCCAGTCCCATCACGCTCTTGAAAATGAAGAGGATTTCTGCACGCGAGGGGTCGTTCGGGTCCGGAAATGCAATGTGGTACGCGTCAAACAAGTCCTTGTTCAGCTCGTACATCATTCTGTAAATGTCAAACGTGAGCAGCGCGTCAATGCGTATTTTGGGATTCACGGCTTTGAATTCAATCAAATACATGTGGTTGGCCTTGTCGCGGCTTAAATACACCGCGTCCTTGTCGCACGTCAACACGTAATTTTGGCTCATTTTTTAAATACAATATTTTGATTGTATTTAAATTGTTTATTTTGTTACAACATTCCATTATGCGGATAATTTGCCGAAAACTGACGAATTGGGATCACTTGTCCTCCTTTGCGCGATTTCCTTCTCGTGCCATTCTTTTTTGATTTTCTTGCAGTTTTGCTTTTTCTATTTTTCATATGATTTGCTTATGCATTTGTGTTATATTTTATTTTTTTTTGAATTGTTAATAGTTGAATAGTTAAATAGTTAAATGTCCAAAGCCAAGCTCACGGTGTTTTTATCCGACCGTTGGCGGCGTTTGCTCTTGTGCGGCAGGTTGTCATTCTGCAGCTCCTTCAAGTCGGAAATGCTGATGGTGCTGGTCTTGTCTTCGTTGGTTTGAGGTTGTTGGCCTTGAGGTTGGTCCTGTTGTTGTTGCAATGGAATGGTTTTGGTCTTCAATCCCGACAGAATATTGGAAATGTCGGTGGGGCCGCGCATGTCGGGGCGCTTGGACACCGTGATTGCGGGAGAGGCCGAAGATCCCGTGTTCCGGGCGGCGGTCAAATCAGGGCGGCTGGAAGGCGGAGGTGCGGTGTTGTTTCCTGCGCGAAATGGCGTGCCCGCATCCGCATTGGGGTCGCGCACGCTGGTAGGAACCGGGGGTGGCGGCGGCCGCTGGTTGGGGATGTAAGGCGGTGCTTGTCTTGGCGCTTGGGCTTGCATTTGGGCTTGCATTTGGGGGCCACCTTGAGGCCCGGGCCCCATCAAATCGCCCATGAAGTTGCCGAACCCGGGGCGGTTCTGCGACATGGAATTCACGGCCGCCGCAGTAAACTGCTGCATGAGTTCCGGGTTCTGCCGCATGATGTCGTCCATGCCCGGCATGGCCGATTTGAACATGGTGTTGGTCATGTGCAGCATGATGGCGCTGCCGCCCAGCTGGAACAGCAGCTTGAGCTCCGGCGCCATCTTGGCCTTGGACTTGTACTTGTCGTGCAGCTCCGAGAAAATTTCGTCGTAGTCGTCAATGTTCTCGTTCACTTGCTCGCTCCAGCCGTCCAGCTTCAAGTCAAACGGGTCAAACTTGTTATTCAAGTACTCAATGCCCGTGATGACCGACATCAGCATCTTGCCCTGGAACTTCACGCTGTTGCGCCGCTCGCGCTCCTCTAGGTGCGTTTCGTATTCGCCCTTCATTTCCGCCAGCGACGACTCCATGGAGTACTTCTTTGTCAGCGTGATGCCCTTCTGCTCCAGGTCCTCCAGCTTGCGCAGGTACTTGAACTTCTCGCGCAGCAGCTCCTCCTTGGTCAGCTGCGGTTGCGCGTCCACGGGCGCATCGGGGTTCAGCGGCACGTTGTTGAACTTGCCGAACCCGTCCCACGTTTGCTTGTCATCCGATGCAGATGCGGTTGAGCTGCCTAAATTGAATCCATTGTTATTGCTACTGCTATTGTTGTTGTTGTTGCTATTGTCAATCGGATCGTCTCGGAATGACACGCCGTTACTAGAGCCCGACCCAATCCCGCTGAAAAACACCGACTTGCTTGCAGACGACGACGGCATTTGAACATCGCTTAATTCATTCAACTCGGCTTCCAGCGCATTCAAGTCGCCGATGTCAATGTCGCCACCTCCGCTCTTATTGCCGCCGCTCTTCATCTTATCGTTCATCAAGAATTCCAGCCCGCCCCCGAAATTGGTGGACTTTCCACCCCCCTTCACGCTGGGCAAATCCGAAATGTCAATTACTTCCTCCATTACAGCAGAAAATCTGGAATTATGTCTATTCTTATGATTGATTTATATCTTTTAAGTTTAAATCATACGCAATAATTAGGGACGTGCCGTCCCTTTGGACCTGTATCTGGATTTGGATTTGGATTTGGATTTGGATTTGGATTTGGATTTGGATTTGGATTTTCCACGACCGCTTCTTTTCCTTGCTGCATCAAGCGCTTTGTTTCTTTCAAAAAAAGCTTTGTCTCTTTCAGGAAAATATTTGGCAGGTGGGAATCCCGACATAATATCGTAGTAATCTGCTAGAGCCTCAAGCTTTGCCGCATCTGCTACATCCTCAACTTTGTCATCTGCTTGTTCGGCGGGTTTGTCGTCGGACCGTGAGCGTGAGCGCTCACGGTGTTTTCCCAACAATGCTTCCAGTTTTTCGCGTGTCGAAACGTCTACATCCTGCTCATGACGGTCACGTTGGGCGTACTTACGGTCAAAGGGGTTTTTGCTTTGTCGCTCTTTGGCTCCGGCACCATCTTCGTGATTCTGCATTTACTATACAATATGATTATATAATGCACCAAGAAAAAAAATTATTTATTACACATGCCTTAATGTCCCTAACCACCACACACCCTGCAAGAAGCAGTCCGCCAGATCATCCTTCTTCTTGTGCTTGTCATACAACCCGATGTGCTCGGGTGCATGTTGTGCAATCAGCGCTCGTGTAATCTCCATGCTGCGTTTTTTGCGGTCGGCATAGTCACCCTTGTCGTCCCCCTCTTTGGAAAACAGCTTCAGTTTGTTCGTGGCGGAGATGAACCGAATGTCCGGCACCCCGCGCATGATGAAGTACTGTGTGATCATGCCCTGCAGCGTCTTCATGCGGGTGGCCAGCGTGCTCAGCTGGTTCTCAATGATCACGACGTCCAGCCCCGACGCCAGGTGCGGCAGCGCATCAAACCGCCGGTGCATGTTGCGCCCAATGGTGATCAAATCCAGCGCCGCTGCGGAAACCACGGTCGGTTTGGTGCTCACGGCAACCAGATACTCGGCTGCCAAGGCAGCAGTCACATGCTGAAGCAGCTTCAGTTTGCTCTTTTCACACTTTTCAGGAATGGGGGAAGAGAGATATTCGTCAGAAAATGCCCGCAGTTGTTCCAGCGTCATTTTTTTCAGGAGTTTTAACGACGCAATGGACGAGGGCAACGGCATCTTGTAGTCCGACGCATTCGCGTGTCGTGTGCAGTAATGCGTCCCGGAGTGCATGAATTTTGCGGCAAATTTGCACCCAACGGCGGAGCATGTGGGCGCTGCCGGTGCTGCAGTCCCATCGTCACACAAATTCACCGTATCCCATGCCATAATTTTCGCTTTCTGCATGATGGATTCCGGAGTTTTTATTTCTCCGGTATCAGGGGCGACTTCAAACAAGCAGTACGCCAGGTTCTTCATTCCCACGTCAATGCTCAACACTCTTGCGGTTGTTGCGGTTGTTGCGGTTGTTGCGGTTGTTGTTACTGCTACTGCTACTGGATGCGGCATGAAGTACATTCCATCGCACGAAGCCATTGCAGGCGAACACTGAAATGACGACTTCATTTTATTTTTTGTTGTACTGGGGGGTATACATGCCATGTGTTTATGTGTTTTGCAGCGTGAAAAATAAAATATAGTATTAATGCACAGCCACAATCACAATGCACACAGTCACGCGACACCGCCGCCAAAGGCGCAAATGGTCCGCCAAGTACAAGAAAAGCATTAATTGCCGCGCACCCCGCGGATTTTCGCAACGTCAGTATTGCAAATACGGACGACGCAACAATAAGAACACAATGCGACATTAACATGAATTCAATTGATTTGATTTGATTTGATTTAATTCGGCGTGGGGTAGCCGCGCACCAGCAGCTCGTGCTGCGTAATGACCGGCGCAATCATGCGCGCCTGCAGCTGTTGGCGCGACAGGTAGTAGTTCTTCAGGTCGCTGCTTTCGTAGCCGAAGGGCTGGCTCCTGTCAAGCACGCCCGCAAACACGTACGGCACGTTGGGCTGCGGTTGAAGCGGGTTGCTCGTGTTGTACACGCAGTTGCCGCACTGGTTGCACGCCTCCAGCTGATTGGCCTGCATGATTTGCGTGGCGTTGTGCGTCAGGTATTGGCGGTACTGCGCGTTTGACGTGATGCCGGCTTGTTCCTTAATGCGTTCGTTGATGGCAGCGCCGGGTTGCCAGTCGGCATAGTTGCGCCCGTCCGCCATGATCGGCGGGAAATTAAAATGGATGTTGTTGGATCCAGCGTAGCACGTTGCCCAGCTCATTTTTAGGTTGAAACGATAATATAATGCTTGTATAATGATTATATTATATTTTTTACTGTAATTCTCTCAATTATTAAATTATAAAAACTGTGCATTTAAACTAGATTAACCAATATGAAAATAACTGGGATTTATAGAGGAAAACATACTAACAAAGGTGAAACCAAAATATTTAAAATTACTGAGTTAAAAAAAACATTGAACATCGGTTGTCTCATAGAATTATAAAGTGAGGAGTGAGGAGTGAGGACCTGTTTTTAGTTGAATTGAAATTTCAAAAAAAAAAGTGCAAAAGTGCAAAAAATTTGTTGCTTTTGCACTTTTTTTTCATTATTTTGTTGGAATGTGAAATTAGGTCCTCACTCCTCACTCCTCACCTCTCATATTGTCTTTGTGTCATTCATGTTTGACCCAATAGTTCGGCGGGATTCAGACAGCAAGTGCGCATGATGCGTTCGGTCACGAGGTACGGGTCCAAATTGGCCGCTGGGCGCCGGTCTTCTAAATAGCCATGCCCCCGGTTTGCCACGTGGCGTGGAATGCGGATGCTGCGCCCGCGGTCGCTCACACCCCACGTGCACGCGTGCATGGAGCTGGTTTCGTGCAGTCCCGTCATGCGCGCCTCGTTGAATTCGCCGTAGACCGCCATGTGCGCTGCATGGTTTGCCTGCAGTTTGGCGCAGGCGTCCGTGATTGCATGCATGGACCCGGACCCACGTTCGTGAATGTTGCACCTCATCGCCATCGTGCTAAAATTGGTGTGTCCGCCCGACCCGTTCCACGTGCGCATCGGTTTGGGGTGAAACGTGGCGCAGCATCCGTGCTCTTCCGTGATGCGCTGCAGGATGTAGCGCGCCATCCACAGCTGGTCCGACGCTTGGGTGGCCGGCAGCGGCCCGATCTGGAATTCCCACTGCGACGCCGTCACCTCCGCATTCGTGCCACAGATCTCAATGCCCGCGCGCAAGCACGCCTCCAAGTGCTGGTCCACGATTTTCCGACCGAAGCAGCGGTCGCCGCCCACGCTGCAATAATACGGGCCTTGTCCACCGCACCCGGGATCGCT